CCATCGCCCTGGGGGTCATGGCCGTGGGCGCGGCCGTGGTCTACGCGTACACCCACTTCAAGACCTTCCGCACGATCGTCAACGACGTCGGGAAGTTCCTGGCGGGGGCTTTCAAGACGGCGTGGAAGCTGGCGGGGGACGTCGTCCACTGGTTCGCGACGACGGTCCTGCCGGTGGTGAAGCGCGCCATCCAGGACGTGATCAAGTGGTTCGAGTCGCACAAGCAGGACTTTGTGCGGGCGTGGGACTCCCTGGTGAAGGACGTCCACAAGGTGATCTTGTGGTTCTACGCCAACGTGATCACGTGGATCAAGTACATGATCTTCGAGGTCGAGACGTGGTGGAAGGCCCACTCCCAGCAGATCGCCGAGGTCTGGCAGGTCGTCTGGTCGTCGATCACGACAGCGGTCAAGGTCGCCTGGGACGGCACGATCAAGCCCACGATCACGCTGATCGTGTTCTTCTGGAAGAACGCCTGGGACACCATCCGCGACGTCTTCAAGCTGGTCTGGAACGTGATCAAGGACGTGCTCACCACGGTGCTGCACAACATCCTGAACACGCTCGGGATCGTCCTGGACCTGATGACCGGCAAGTGGGGCAAAGCCTGGCAGGACGCCAAAAAGCTCGTGTCGCAGGGCCTCCACGACATCGTCCAGCTGATCGTCGACCTCACGTCCGGATTCGGCAACCTGCTCTACGACGCGGGCGCCAACATCATCAAGGGCCTGGTCAGCGGCATCAAGTCCATGTTCGGCTCCGTCGGCGGCGTGATGAGCGACATCACCGGGTTCATCAAGGGCTTCCTGCCCAACTCGCCGGCGAAGTGGGGCCCGCTGTCGGGCGACGGCGACCCCACTTTGCGGGGCCGGAACATCTCCCGCATGCTCGCCGAGGGCATCACCGACGGCACCCCGCACGTGGGCGCCGCCATGACGAAGCTGACCGGCGGGGTGTCCGGGGCGCTCGCGGTGGGCGGCGGCTCGTACGGGTCGCTCGGCGCCCTGGCCATCGGCGGCGCGGGTGCGCTGGGCGGGTCGCCGCTGGTCATCAACGTGACGGTGCAGGGCTCGGTGATCAGCCAGCGGAAGCTCATGGACGAGATCCAGACGTACTTCCTGCGCTACGGCCGCCGCAACCCCACCACCGGCCTCACCTACTGACGGGCCATGGCCTGCTGACCGCTCGACGTGCCGGACGGGGGGTGAATCGCCGTGGGCAACCCGTCCCTGTCCTCCCTCGTCGACCCGTTCACCGCCCCGACGCTCAACGCGTCGCTGTGGAACAAGCTGCCGACCGGGTGGGCCCTGGACACGGTCCACCAGTACGTCACCGTGCCCGTACCCACCGCCTCCGGGTCGGTCAACGCCTTCGGCACGAACAACCTGTACGACGCCACCGGGGCCACGATCTACGCCCGCGTCGGCATCGCCCAGTTGGGCGCCGGGCACGTCGGCACCCGCATGCGGATCCGCCTGGACGGCTCCAACGCGTGCACCATGCGCGTCGACTCCGGGTCGTTCCAGATGAACGTCATCACCGGCGGCACCACGGTGACGACGACGCTGCCCACCTACGACCCGGTGCAGCACGCGTGGTGGCGGCTCCGCGAGGCGTCCGGGGTGTTCTACGCGGACACCTCGCCGGACGGCGTGAGCTGGACGAACCTCGCGTCGATGGCCTACACGTGGGCTGCGACGGCGGTGACGTTCCAGTTCGAGACCGCGGCCCTGGCGACGGAGAACTCGGGGAACCTGGCGTGGTTCCAGCACGTCAACACCCCCGCCGGTGGTTCCCCGCTGCTGCCGTCGTGGCCGCAGATCCGCTTCCGGGTGGGCTTCAACTCCAACGGCACCCTGTCCGTGCCGCCTTCCTACACGGACCTGTCCAGCCGCCTGCGCGGGTCGTGGCAGGCCACCCTGGCGGGGCGCCAGTACGAGCTGGACCAGGTCCAGTCCGGGCAGTTGACGCTGACGCTGGACAACAGGGACGGCGCGCTCGACCCGACCAACAGCTCCTCGCCGTACTCGCCGAACGTCCTGCCGCTCAAGCCGTGCCACCTCCAGGCACTGTGGCCCGCCGGGGGCCGCAACCTCCTGCCGCAGGGCCTGTCCGCCGGGTCGAGCACGACGGACGCGCAGGCGACCGCGGGGACGCCGTTCGTCGCCACGGTCAGCGGCGTGCCGACCGGGCACACCACGGCGCTCGGATCCACGTTCGCGGCGACCACGGCCGGAGGGCAGGCGTTCGGGCAGGGCTCGACGAACAACCAGTGGGCGTCGCAGTCCGACCCGGACGCGTGCACGGTCACGGCCGGGCTGACGTACACGTTCTCGGCCTGGGTGGCGGTGGCCGCGGGCGGCGACTCGGGGTTCCAGGTGACGCCCCGCATCTCCTGGTACAGCGCGGCCGGGGCCAGGATCTCCACCTCCGACGGGACGCCGGTGACGGCCCCGGTGGTGGGCTCGTGGGCGCAGGTCGTGGTGAGCGGAGCGGCGCCGGCGGGCGCGGTCAACGCGCGAGTGGAGTTGCTGAACACCAACGCCACGACCGTCAGCAACACCATGTATGCGACGGCGTGGCAGCTGGAGCAGGGCAGCAGCGCGACGCCGTGGACGCTGGGCCCGGTGGTCTACCCGCTGTGGACGGGGTTCGTCGAGCGGTGGCCGCAGCAGTGGGACTATGCGGGCACGCGCGGGCTGGTGGACCTGACGTGTATCGACCCGCTGGCGGCGCTGGCGCAGTTCACCCTCCAGCCGTCGCTGGTGGCCAGCCTGGAAGCCATGGGACCCGACCGGCTGTATCCGCTGGACGAGCCGTCCGGCGCGACGGGGTTCCGGGATCTGACGGGCAAGCACGGCCTCGGGAACATCCTGCACGGCAATCTCGGGTCGGGCACGGTCACCTTCGGGTCCTCGGTGCAGGGCACCGGGTTCACCGGGGCGGCCGGGCCGGTGGTGACGCTGGCGAACCCCGCGCCGTCAGGAAACAACCAGGCGTGCAGCTTCCTGAACCTGGCCGTGCCGAACGGGCCCCCGGTGTCCAGCGGCAACGGGTGGACGCGGATCATCTGCTTCCGCACCACCACGGTCCCGACCTCGCCTGCGGTGATGGCGCTGTGGTGGTGGCAGAACAGCAGCGCGTCGAACCAGTCCCAGGGTGGGATCTACATCGATTCCAGCGGGCACATCGACTGCACCAGCCAGAACGCCGCAGGTCAGGCGCTCTCTTCGGGCGTGAGCGTGAACGTGTGCGACGGCAACTGGCACATGTTCGCCATGATCCTGTCGCAAGACGGCAAGACCATGAACTTCAACCTCGACGGCTCCGGGTTCTTCGTCACCAGCACCAACAACGTCCAGCCGTCGGGGATCAACTGCGACACCATCGGAGTCGCGGCGAACTTCAACATCAACCAGTACGTGTGGGCGTATTCGGGTGACCTGGCGTACGCGGTGGAGGTCCCCACCACCAACGTGCCGTCGTTCTCCGACCTCGCCTCGGGCTTCTCCACGGGCTGGGCCGGAGAGACCTCCCTCAAAAGGGCGCAGCGGATCCTCACCATGGCCGGCTACAACGGCTCGCTCACGGTGGAGGGCACGAACATCGCCGCGGGCGGGGCGAACCTGGCCGGGAAGGACGCGGTCTCGGCGTTGACGGAGATCGCGGAAGGGGAGGCGGGGCAGCTGTGGGCGGACGGGTCCGGCGCTGTCCGGATCGACGGCAGGGTCTGGCGGTACCTCCAGAACTCGGCCGCGATCGTCTTCGGCGAGAACCAGTCCTCGGGCGAGGTGCCGTACCTGGTCGACGCCAGCGTCGACTTCGACCCCACCCACGTCTACAACTCGGTGTCGGTGACCAACGAAGTCGCCCCTGGCGCGACGCAGCAGCCGGCGGCTACCGCGTCGAACTCGGCCAGCCAGACGGCGTACCTGCCGCGCACGCTCCAGACGACGGTGAACGTCAACGACCCGACGATCCCTCAGTACCTGGCGAACTACCTGGCGCAGGCGTACGGGAGCCCGTACGCGCGGGTGCCGACGCTCACGATCGACGGGGCGTCGAATCCGGCGCTGTGGCCGAAGATCCTGGGCGTCGCCTTCGGCACCAGGGCGACGGTCAACCGGCGGCCGCCGTCCTGGTCGGGGGCGCAGCAGCTGTCGCTGCCGCAGTTCGTCGAGCACGTCTCGTGGGCCGGGGATGACCAGGGGAACCTGAAGCTGTCGCTCCAGGTGTCCCCGGCGCAGCCGTACACCGGGTTCGGCGTGGTCGCGTCGCTGCACTCGACGCTGCAGGCGGGGTCGGGGTCGGGCACGAACACGATCACCCTGGGTGCGTTGACCGGGTCGGCGTCGAATCCGGCCGCGGCGGTGCTGGCGGCGGGGACGGTGCTGACGGTCGGCTACGGCACCAGCGTGGCGGAGAACGTCACGGTGAAGTCCGTGGCCGCCACCTCGCCGGGCTACACCAGCGTGGTGGTCACGCTGACCGCGAACCTGGCCAACACGCACGTGACCGGCGAGACGGTGTGCCAGCCGCTGCCGAACGGGTACGTGCTGCCGTCCCAGGTCGCCTCCGGCTTCCCGGCCTCCCTGGACGCCGGGGCGACGCTGACGTCGACCGGGCCGCTCGTCTCCTACTGATCCGCCCCGCACGCCCCGCCCCGGCGCCCGCCTGGGTGGGGCGTCCTCACTCCTGGAGGCGCCGATGGGTCTCGCCCCGCCCACCCCCTATCAGTGGTCCGTCGCCGACACGATCACGGCCGCGCTGCTCGACGCCCAGCTCTTCAACGGGTTGACCTTCCTACTCAATCCGCCCGTGGCGATGCTCGCGCAGTCGACCGCGCAGAGCATGGCCAACAACGCCTTCACGACCATCACATGGCCCGCGCCGTCGCTGGACACCTACGGCGGGTGGAGCTCCGGTTCGCCCACGAGGTACACGCCGCAGCAGTCGGGCTACTACTTCTCGATCGGGTCGATCGGCTACGCCACCTCGAATGCCGGCGGCCGCATCTGCACGACGAAGCTGAACGGCAATTTCAACAGCCAGACCATGTCGGGCGCCGGGTCCGGCAACTTCAACGCGGTCGTGCAGTCGAGCAACTTCTGTCACTGCAATGGGTCGAGCGACTACTTGGAGTTGGCCGGGAACCAAGACACGGGCAGCGCCCAGAACTCCGTGCCGACGTGGACGACGTGGTGGATCTGGTGGATCCACGCCTGACGGGAGAGGTGGCGGCGGTGTCGGTTCCCCTGGCCAAGGGCCCGGAGTCGGTGTGCGGGCACGAGGGGTGCGCGGCGGTGCCGGTGGTGCACTGGTCGCGGCGCCTGTCCGAGGCGGAGGTCGCCGCGTACCCGCCGGAGCAGCGCACCGACGACATGCGGGCCCTGGTGTACGCGTGCGCGCAGCACCCGATCGGCATCGAGGAAGCGGCCCTGATCCACGCCGCGGACTGCTCGGCGCCGAACGAGGAGCACCTGCCCGGCTGCGACTGTGCGCCCGTCCCGGAGCCCCAGCCGGCCGCGCGGCCGACGGCGACGCTGCCGACGGGCTGGCAGATCACCACCTGACCGTCTCCTGCACGCCTCGCCCCTGACGCCCCGCCAGCGCGCGGGGCTCTTTCATGCCCTGGGAGGCCCTCCTCATGTCCCCACCCGACCTCGCCGCGCCCCCGGTGCTGCCGGACCTCGCCGCCCTCGACCGCTACAAGACGGGCGGGTTCCCCCCCGACTACCTGCCGGGGGTGCGCACCTTCTACTCGCCGGTGGACGAGGTGCACCAGGTCCTCGTCGACGTCGTCCACTCCGCCAGGTCGTCGCTGGTGGTGGCGATGTACGGGCTGGACGACCCGGAGCTGGTGGACGCGATCCACGCCAAGCTCATCGATGAGCACGTCGAGGTGCAGCTGACCCTGGACTCGACGCAGGCCGCCGGGGTGCACGAGCGGGAGCTGTTGGAGCGGGAGGACTTCCCGGCCTCGTCGGTGGCGATCGGCCGGTCCGAGAAGTCCGCCATCATGCACCTGAAGATGCTGGTGGTCGACGAGGAGATCACGGTCTCCGGGTCGACGAACTGGTCCGGCTCGGGCGAGGGGCTGCAGGACAACGCGCTGATCGTGATGCGCAGCCGGGCGGTGGCGGCGGAGGCGACGGCCCGGATCGCCGAGATCCACCAGCACATGCTCGCCGTCGCGGCACGCCGGGGCACCTCCTGATGGGCGCGTGGCTGCTCGGCGCCTGGGGCGCCATCTGGCCGAACCTCGCCGCGTCGGCGATCTGGTCCACGCCCGCGTTCATCGCCCACCACGTGCTCATCCGGCGCCACCTCACCCGCGTGCACCAGGACCTGAAGGAGAGCAGACCATGACGCTGGAAGGCATCGACTTCGCCTGGTACAAGCCGAGCCTGGAGCAGCTGCGGGCACTCGGCGCGGCGTGGGCGGCCGGCTACCTGTCCACGGACGCCACGAAGAACTGGACCCGGGCGCTGGTCGCCGAGTACCTGGCGGCTGGGATCGGCGTGGTGACGGTGTGGGAGACCACGACCACGCGCGCCGCGGCCGGGTATGCGGCGGGGCAGGCGGACGCGCGGGCGGCGGACGCGCAGCGCGCCGCGCTGGGCCTGCCCGCCGATCAGGTCATCTACCTGGCGGTGGACGAGGACGTGCCCTGGTCGACCGTGCAGGCGTACTTCGACGGCGCTGTGTCGGTGCTCGGCCTGGGCCGGGTGGGGACGTACGGCGGGTACCGGGTCGTCGAGGGCGCCAACGCGCACGGCATCCGCTACCTGTGGCAGACCGTTGCCTGGTCCGGGGGCCTGTGGTCGGCTCACGCGGACATCCGGCAGCCCGGCGGGACGCTCCTCGCCGGGCAGGCCGACGTGGACTACGCGGAGGTCCCGGACTTCGGGCAGTCTCCGCGGCCGTCCACTCCGAAGCCCCCCGCGCCGCCGACGGTGGCGCCGAGCGTCCTGGAGGACGACATGCCGCAGTTCACGGTGCCCGCCGGTACGGCCGGGCAGTCCGGGGTGACCTTCGCCCGGGGCAAGTTCAGCACGGTGGCGTTCTTCGCCGACAACACCCTCGCGGGGGGCGCGAAGGACCCGGGCGCGAAGCTGCGGGTGGTGATCTGGGCTGACGGCGGCCCGCAGGTCCACGACGCGGTCGTGGTGGCCAACACCGGGGGGAAGCAGAGCGTGCTGCGGTTCGAGACCCCGGACCTGACGCACTCGGTGACCGTCACCCGGGAGGACGGCGGCACCTACCCCGTGTTCGCCGAGGTCTCCTGACCCCTCACCCCCCTTTGCTGGCCCGCCCGTCGTGGCGGGCCTTCATCATGTTGAAAGGAGACGGGCCATGTCGTTCGTCGACAGCATCAAGCAGGAGCTGGCCAGCACTCACCTGCGGGAGCAGGCCGCGCGCCTGGCCCGCCTGACCGCCGTGTCCTTCGCCGCGCAGGTGGTGGCGCTCGGGCAGGACCACCTCGGCCGTGACGCGCTGGTGGGCGCCGCGGTCGGCGCGGTGGAGGCCGCGTACCGGCAGTGGTCGCCGGTGGTGCCGTGGGGGCAGCTCGCGCAGCTGCTGCACCTGAAGGAGGCCCAGGGAGCCACCCCGCCCGTCGCCCCGGCCCCGGCCGCGCCGCCGGCTGCCCCGGCCGCTTCCGGGCAGTGAGCCGGTGGATGCCGCGAACGCCTGGCTGGCACTCGGCGCCGCGGTGGTCGTCGTCGGGGGTGGCGTGGTCGCCCTGATCCGGTGGCTGCGTCATCACCTCGGCGGCCTGGCGGACTTCATCGCTGACTGGCACGGCGAGAGCGCCCGGCCGGGGGTACCGGCGCGGCCGGGGGTGATGGAGCGTCTGGCCCGGATCGAGGACCGGGCTGCCGGGATTGAGGATCGGGCTGCAGGGATCGAGGACCGGCTGACGTCGGTGGAGCACGAGCTGCAACCCAACTCTGGCCGGTCGCTGCGGGACGCGGTGAACCGCGTGGACGCCCGTACGGCGAGGATCGCCCCGGACCCCCAGTAGCCAACTGCCCCCGTTCCGGCTACGGCCGGGACGGGGGCGGCCTTTCTGCGTTCCCGGGTCAGCGCGTCCGGAGGTGGTGGAGCATCAGCAGCGCGGCGACCGCGTTCGCCGAGCGCACGTCGCCCTTCGCGACCAGCTCCGGTACCTGCGCCAGGGGCACCCACTCTCGGCGTTCGGACTCGAAGTCGTCTTCCGGGTGCCCGACGTACTCGGCGGACTCCGCCCAGAAGACGTGGTGCCGGGCGTCCGAGAGGCCGTTGGACGGCTCGACGGTCAGCAGCGGCCGGAGCGGCCCCGGGCGCCAGCCGGTTTCCTCCAGCATCTCCCGCGCGGCGGCGGCGGCCAGGTCCTCGCCGTCCTCGACGACGCCGGCGGCGAGTTCCCAGCCCCAGGTGTCGGTGATGAAGCGGTGCCGCCACAGAAGGAGGGCCTCGTCACGGTCGTTGACGGCGGTGGCGAGCGCGACCGGGCGCTGCCGGATGAGGTAGTGGTCGAGGTGGCGGCCGTCAGGCAGCTCGACGTCGGCGAGACGGACCCGGAGCCACGGGTTCTCGTAGACGGTGTGCTCTTCGAGGTTCTTCCAGACGGACACGCCCGTGCTCCTGCCGCTCGCCCCTTGGTCGACGTGGCACGACGCTACCGCAGCCCGGCCGGGCTCAGAGGGGCACGGACAGGGAGGCGTCGATGCGGTCGACGGCGTCTCGGGTGGCCGCGGTCTGGTGGGCGACGAGCTTGCCCCGCAGCGCGACGAACCGGTCCCTCAGGCGCTGGGACTCCATGCCCGCGGCGAGGTCGAGGGCGTCCATGGCGTAGCCGGCGGCCTGCTCGGCTTCGCCGCGGCCGAGGTCGACGGTGGTGAGGGTGGCGAGCCGGTGGACGCGGCCGCGCGCGTGCGCCTGGGTGCGGACGGCTTCCTCAGCGTAGGAGCGGGCGGGGCGCCAGTCCTGGAGGCTGATCAGGGCCTCGGCTACCTGGGCCTCCAGCAGGCCGGGCTGCACGTAGCCGGTCTCGGGCGGCTCTTCGCGGGTGCCGATGCGGGCGGCGGCCTGCTCGGCGCGTTCCATGGCGCGGTGCGCGGCCGCGGTGTCGCCCATGCGGGCGAACGCCTTGGCCTGCATGGCGTTCAGGTCGGTGGCGAGCGCGGGGGAGATGTCGGCGCCGGCGGTGCGCAGGGCGGCCTCGGCGAAGGCGACGGCCTGCCGGTAGTCCTTCAGGAACAGGGCCTGGTTGACCAGGAGGGCGATGACGTAGCCGCCGAACGCCCGGTCGCCTGACGCCTTGGCGAGGCGCAGGGCGTGGTGGAAGTAGCGCTGAGCGAGGCCCTGGGCGTCGGAGTCGTAGGCGCAGATCCCAGCGACGGCCGCGAGCCCGCCGGAGGCCCGGTACAGGTCGCGGCCGACCCGGTCGGTGTAGGAGCCGCGCAGGAGGGGCGCGGTCTGGGCGGTGAGGAACTGGACGATGCGCCCGCGGGTGGCCACGCCGCCGGCGGAGCGGTACATCTGCTCGTACCGGGTGCGGGCGGCGCGGAGCATGTCCACTTCGGTGGCGCCGACCTTCGGCGTGCCGGGGCGGGAGACGTCGAGGTCGTCCGGGGGGTTCTCCCACTCCCACACGGGCATGACGGCGGCGGTGCCGACGACGGCGGGGGCGGCCTGGACGTCGGGGCGCTGCTGCTGGTCGGAGCGCCACAGCGCGGTGGCGCGCTCGACGAACCCGGCGAGCGCGGTCGGCTGGACGCTGGTGTCGGGCTTGCCCATGCCGATGTCGTCGAGGCTGAGCGGCCGCTGGAGCCGGGCGGCCAGGATGTCGCAGATCAGGTCCGGCACGCGGCCACGGGGCCGCTGCCCTTTGAGCCAGCGGCCGACGGCGGTGTGGTCGTACCGGGACGGCTTCCCGTGCGCGGCGGCGGCCTGGTTGATGCGCGCGGCGAGGCCGGCGTGCGAGATGCCTGCCTCCTCGAGGAGGGCGTCGAGGAGTGTGTTCGGCTCCATGTGGTTCCCCGTCAGTTCACTGCCTGTATGGGGACGGTAGCGGAACCGGATTCGCACGGGGTGTGAATCGAGTGCAAGGGCGCGGGTGCTGCACATGCTTACCGGCGTGGTCGGGCGGCCGGAGGCTTGATCCATGGCGGATACGGCCCCCGTGCTGACGCTGCCGGTGGACGCGTCCACCCTCGCGGCGCTGCACCAGCGCGCGTGCATCGTGTGCGGCGCTACCGGCCTGCTGCGGCCCGCCGGGTGGCGCCTGACCGCGGCCCCGGACGGGTCGCGACTCGGCTGGGCCGTCGCCGCCTGCCCCGACCACGCCGACGCGCAGGAGCAGCCATGACCCGGCCCGTGCCGCTGACCGAAGAGCCCAAGCCGAAAGCCCCGGTGCCGGAGTACCGGGCGTCGCTCCTGTGCTGGCAGGGCGACTGCCACATGTGCGCCTCCGCGCGCTGCTGGTGCGGCTGCCATGGGCCGCGCGGCGAGGGCGGCGAGCGGTGAGCGCGGCAGAGAGCGCCCAGGATGGGGCGTGGTTGGACTCCCGGCGCTGGGTGGTGGGCATGTGCGCCCGCTGCGACGCCCCGCGCGTCAAGACGATGGCTGTTGGCCACATCGAAGGCAACAGCGGGCCCGGGTACGAGGTGCGGTTCTGCCGTGCGTGCGTCCTGCTCGTGCTGGCCGGCGCCCGCGCCGAGCAGGCCCGCGGCCACCGCCCCCGCGTGCCGGCCGCGCTGGAGGAGGCGCTGCCCACGATCTCCATCCAGGAGCTGATGCGGCAGACGGCCGAGTACGAGGCGCCCCCGATCGATCCCGCCGAGATCGCGGAGGGCCGGGCGCGGCTGCTGGCGTACATGGAGGGGCGCGACGCCGAGGCACCGGGCTGAGCGGGCTACGGGGCGGGCGGGAGGTCGTCGTCGGTGAAGAGCCACGCCGCGGGCACGGCCAGGTGGCGGGCGATGAGGTGCAGGTGGTCGAGGTTGGGGGCGGCGTGGCCGTTCTCGAAGCGGCTGATGGTGCGCCGGTCCACCTGGGCGGCTTCGGCGAGTTCCTCTTGGGTGAGGTTGCGCCACATGCGTGCGCGCCGGATGCGCGCTCCTACGCGCCACCGCTGTTGCTGAAGGAACGGGTCGAGTGGGGGCGGCGCGGGCACACGGAAACGCTGTAGGGATCATGGTCCGGTGTCTGTACGCCCAGGATCACATTCTTCGATCATGGTGAGGGCTCCCTGCCGTGCCTGTGCCCCAGGTGCCGGTGGGGATGAGCCGGGCCCCGACCGTAGCGGCGGGCGGGGCCCCGGTGCTGTCTGCGGGCTGCCTGTGTCGGCTCAGTTGTTCTGGATCCAGTCGCCGCCGCCGAGGACCTGGCGGAGCCAGGCGTTGAACTGGTCGCGGAGCCCCGTAGTCATGTGGCCTTCGATGACCTGCCAGATGAACTCCCCGCGGGTCTCGACGGGGTAGCAGACGTAGCCCTTGGGGAGGACGCCGGGGGGCACGATCTCGTACCGGCCCACGGGGGGCTCCTGGTCGTCGTCCTCGTCCTGGTTGGCCTTGTGGGCCTGCGGGTGGCTGGCGCCGTCGGGTACGCGCTGGAGCCAGCGGCCTTCCTCGAAGATGATGTCGTGGAAGCGCTGGAGCTGGTCGCGCAGCTCGGGGGTGTGGTGGCCCTCGGCGAGGCGCACGATCACCTTGCCCGGCGCGGTCGTCACGTCGATGAGCTGCCCGGGCGGGAGGTGGTCCGCTGGGACGGTTTCGAAGTGACTGCGTGGTGCGATGTCCGACATCTTGGACGTCCCCTCCGTGCGCACTCTTCCTGTTCGGTGCTGTTGGGGCGGGAGTGCCTCCGCCCCGGTGACCTCGCCCCAGGTGGCAGCAACCTTTGCACACTCACAGCATCTTCACCAGTAGTTCGCATGGGTGACATAGCGTCAGTTTGGACACGGTTCTTTCTCTCGTGAATCGCCGAGCGTGTGTCGTGGCGCATCCGGCCCCAGGGGGGCCGCCGCCGTCGTGGGAGGCCGGGCCCGGAGCGTGGGGCGCTGACCTGGGGAGTCCTCTTGATCATTTGGGAGGCGAACGGGAGATCATCACGCGTAGGCAGGGCGTAGGCAGAGCGACTGAGGGAGTGGGCAGAGCGTAGAGAATGCGAAAGGCCCAGCCTCAGAATTCCCTCTGAGCTGGGCCTTCGCGCCGTCTCGGGCTGGTCAGCTGGTGGGCACAGACGGATTCGAACCGCCGACATCTGCTTTGTAAGAACGGCTGTGGATCATGCTCCCACCTGCACCGCAATCCGCCAGGGAGATCATTTGGGAGATAAGTGGGAGATCAACTCTCCCAGACGCTCTCCCAACCCAGGTTCGCCATCGCCCGCCGGTACACGGCCTCCAGGCCGTCCAGCCGCTCGATCCGCATCTCCGGCGTCGGGTGCTGGTACACCGCCTTGATCCCCGACCGGATGTGCCCGGCCTGCTCGAACTGAAGCGGCGCCTTCACCCCGATCTGCTCGGCGAGGCTGTCAGCAGTATGCCGCAACAGGTCCATGTTCATGCCCGGCAGGATCGGCTCCCACCCTTCCCGCGCCCGGTGGCCCTTCGACACCGGCAGGGCGGCCCGGCCGTCCGCGACCGGGCGCATCACCTGCCGCCCGAAGTTGGACCGCCGCCACCAGCCACCCGAGCGCGTGCAGAACAGGTACTCGTGCTTCGCCGCCAGGCGGTCGGTCACGTGCGCCTGGAGCAGCGCCCACAGGAACGGCGGCACGTCCACATCCCGCAGCGACCCGTCGGTCTTCAGCGGCTCCAGGCCGAAGAACTGCCCGAGCTTGCGGCCGTCCGCGTCCCGGAGCTGGTACTCGGCGACCTCATCGACCAGGTGCAGCACGGGGCACGTGAAGTCCTTCGCCCCCCAGGGCTCCCGCCTCTCCCCGAGGCTCGAGCGGCGCAGCGCCAGGCTCTCTCCCCAACGCGGCCCGAGGAACCCGACGGTGAGGATGTGCAGGCCGTCCATCGGGCCTGCCCGACGCGCCATCCGCAGCAGCAGCTCCGGCGGCGCCACCTTCCCCTTGTTCTTCGCGGCGCGCTTCGCCTGGTTCTTCGCCTTCACCACCGCCGAGCGGCTGCGCCTGCGGCCGTAGATCGGGTTCACCAGGATCTTCTGCGCGTCGACCGCGCCGGTGAGGATCATCGACATGAGGGTCGTGCAGTGCGTCGCGGTCACGTCGTCATGGGACTCGGCGACCTTGTTGGCCCAAGCCTCGACCTCGAACCAGTTGATCTCCTGCAAGGGGATGAACTCCCACCGCGGGAAGATGTGGGTCTCCAGGCGCTCCCAGCGAGTGTTCACGGTGCGCCCGCGCGGGCTCTTGGCCTTCATCCACTCCCGCGCCCAGGCCCCGAAGAGCGTCCGGCCGCCTTCTGGGTCCACCCAGCGGCCGGCGCGGATCGCCGCCTCCTGCTCTTCGCCCCACTGCTCGGCGGTCTTCTTCGTGGGGAAGCCCGGCTCACTCCCCCACGTTCCGTCGGGCTTCTTGTAGCGGGCCCGCCAGGTGACCTTGCCTTTGCTGCCCTTCGCGGTGCTGACGCGCTTCTCTGCGTACGCCACGGGGATGTCCTTCCGCCCCGCGGCGCACGCGGGGCCTATGTCTCGTCTGTCTCGTCGTCTGGTTCGGCGAAGATCTGCCGCGCCATGCGCTGAAGTTCGGCCCACCGCTTCCAGTCGCGCCGCATCTCCTCTTTGGTGAGCACGCGGCCGTCGGAGCGGGTGCGGATGAGGACGACGCCGCCGAGGGGGTCGGTGGGGTCGTCGATGACGTCGGTCTCGACCACGCGGCCGTCCTGGAGGGTGGCGCGGGCCCGCTCGGACAGGCCCTCGGGGAGTCCGGGGCCGGCCGGTGCGTCGTGGGCCGGGGTACCTGGGGCTGGGCTGGTCTCGGCGGGTGTGGGGTCGCTGCCGGCGAGGACCTGTTCGACGGAGTCGTCTGTCCAGCCGAAGTACCTGGCGAGTGCGCGGTGGACGAGGGCGATCTTGGCGTATGGCTTGCCGCCCTCGATGCCCTGGATGGTGGCGCGTTTGACGCCTACGGCTTCAGCGAGTTCGACCTGTGTCAGGCGGCGCGCGTTGCGTTCGCGCGCGACCGTGTCGCCGAACCGTGCCCAGTCTCGCTCCATGGGTCCTCATGATGCCTCACTTTCATGCAACCCGCGCGCACGGATTCGGCCGCGTGACCTGCGGGTCGGCCTCGAATGCATGCCTCATTGGTTGTATCGACATTGTGGAGCCTAGCACTCAGGCCCACAGAGTAGGCAAGAGGTAGATGCGACGTAGGCGCGCGTGTCCAGAACGTAGGCGCAAAGCTTGATTCTCAGGCTTCGATGTGATTGAGTCCTCTCGTGACACCGAACGGAACCGCGATCCGGGCGTTCCGCGGCGTCCGGCAGATGAGCCTTCGCACGCTCGCTACCAAGACCGGCCGTGACCGGGGATTTCTCTCCCTCGTCGAGCGCGGCCGGGCTGGGGCCAGCGAGGACACCGTGCGGGCTATCGCGGACGCCCTACAGATCCCGGTCGCTGCGATCAACCGAGAGGAAATGTCGTGAGCACGCAGGCGAACGCGCAGGCCACGAGCCCGCGCCGGAAGCCCAAGAAGCAGGCCCCCGCCCCGCCGGCGCCCCTCGCGCCGGACGACGTGCGGCACTACCTGCCGGAGGAGGTCGTGGATCTCGGCCTGCTGCGGGTGTCGGTGCGGTGGCTGAAAGAGGCCGCTTACGCCCGCCAGATCCCGTTCCGCAAGATCGGCGGCCGCATCCAGTTCTCCCTGGAGGACATCCGCGCCATCTCCGAGTCCATGGCGCACGCCCCCGTCGCGCTGAAGCGCACGGCCTGAGCCCCCGGTGGGCCGCCCCGGACGGCCATCCGGAACGGCCCCGACCACACCCACCCACCTGACCTGTACGAAAGGAGCGGGCGCGATCATGGATCAGCCTAGCCCGACCCCCCAGCCCCCGGACGGCACGCTCGGCCTGCTAGCGACCGCCGGCGCCCTGTACCAGTTCTTCGCCGAGTACCCGATCCTCGGCGGTCTCGACCTGCGCCCCATCCTGTCCACCACGGCCGTACTCCTCGGCCCCCAGGCTGACGCCGCGGACGCGGTGGAGGTCATGCAGCAGCTGGCGACCGCGCTGCACGCGCCGCTCCACACCATGCCCTTCCAGCGGCCCACCGACGGCGCGCGCCGGGTCTACCTCTCGGCCCACGCGGTGTACGACGGCATCAACTTCTACGCCTCCACCGTGATTGCGGCGGACCCGTACGAGGCGTTCGCGGTCGACCACGACCCGGACCCGCAGACCTGGACCCCGGCCGAGTGCCGCGAGTACGCGTCGTACGCCGCGCACTACCCGCAGGCGGTGGCCGCGTGATCAACCTGTCCGAACTCGCGCTCCGCGAGGCCAAGGCCAAGGTCGAGATGGAAGCCGTGCAGGCGTACGCCGTGGCCGCGAGGGCCCGGTACGAGGCCGCCCGCGACGAGGTACAGGCCGCGCTCGACAGTGACGCCGGCCGGGGCGTGCGGGCGTTCGGGTCGATGCTGCCCGACGGCCGCCCGGTTGTCCGAGTCGCCTTGTCGGACCCGGACCCGGCGCCGGTCGTCACCGACCCGGCCGCGTTCCTGGACTGGGTGCGCGACACCTACCCGACCGAGCACCGGGTCCGCGAGGTCCGCGAGGCCAACGCCGCGTGGCAGGCGGTGCTGTTCAAGGCGATGAAGAAGCTCGGCAAGCCGGTCGACCCGATGACGGGCCAGATGGTGCCGGGCGTCGAGATCCCGACCGAACGCAAGCGCGGACACCGGCTGACGTTCGAGAACGACGGCCACGCGCTCATCACCGCGGCACTGCGCGAGGGCATCGTGACGCCGGACGTGCTGCCCGACCTACTGACGCCCGAGGACGACGCGGCCTGAAGCCGCCCTGTGGGGGCCACGCCGCTCTCGCGGCCCCCACCCCACCCGCTTCAACTCACCGAGGAGATGCCTCGTGTTCGGATTCCGCCGTGCGGCCCGCGCAGAGCGCGCCGCCACCACCGAACGCCTCACCGACAAGCTCGCCGCTGTCCGCGAGCACCTCACCACCGAGACCGCGCTGCGTCAGCGGCAGACCTTCCAGGTCGACGACCTCCACAACGAGGTCGAGCAGCTGCGGCAGCAGCGCAACAACGCTCGGATGGCTGCGGAGCGCACCAATCGCATCCTCCGCGACCACCGCTGCGCCCATGTACCCGACGGCTGGCGGAAGCTGGCGGAGGAGAACGCCCGCCTGCGTGTCCTCGTCGCCGACCTGACCACGCAGCTCCTGACGCTCCAGGACGCGAACGTCGGCGCGTACCGGGCGCTCGCGGAGGAGCGCGGGGCCGCCTGGCTGCCCAAGGCGGCCGAGCCCGTCCCGGCCCTGGAGAAGGCCACGCCCGCCCCGGCTGCCGAGGGCGCCGCGTGAACAGCTCCACCATCAGCACCCTCGCCGGCCTGGCCGCCTTCGCCGTCGTCGCCGTCTGGGGCGCCGTCAAGTCCGGCCGGGCCACGCGCACGGCGGACGCCGCCGAACCGTTCCGGCTCGGCCTCGGCCAGGGACTGGCCGACTGCGCCGCCTGCGCCCGGACCACCGTCCACCAGCTGCACCGCTCCGCCCCGCCCACCTGCCTCACGTGCATGACCACACCGGAGAGTGCCCAGTGACCACCGACTACATCGAACCGAGCCCTGCGACCTGGCCGTTGCCGGAGCGGGCCACGATCACCGTCCTCGCCCGCGCCGCGATGCTCCAGCATCGCGAAACGGCCGAGCAGTGCCGGGCCGAGGCGGAGAAGGACCGCATCGAACTGGCGCAGCGCCGCCGGGCGGAGAGCGTGACCCGCGCCGCCCAGACCGCGGCCCAGGTCCTCGGCCCCGAGGCCGCCGAACAGCTCGTGTGGGCCGGTACCGGCAACGAGACCGAGGCGGAGGCCATCGCCGACCTGCCCGGCGTTCCGCACGCTGTGCTCCGCTTCAACGAGACCCCGCTCGGCGTCCCGGGCCTGGAGGTTGTGTGGGGCTGCCCGGAGTGCGGCACCCACCGCCGCCACGACGTATACAGCCTCGCCGAGCTGGGCGAGCTGATCGCCTCCGGCATCGCCGGAGGTGCCCAGTGAGACGGGGACAGCACCGCCGCACCTACGCCACCTGGCGGGCGATGGAACAGCGCGTCGCCGAGCTGGAGCAGGAAGCGCGGGACCGCGAGGCGTTCTTCGAGGGCGCCGACCACCTCATCCGCTCCATGTGGTCCGACCGCCAGGCCGCCACCGCCGAACTGGAGCAGCGCGCCCGCACCATCGGCAAGCTCGAGGTCGCTCTCGACGCGGCGGAGGACCGCGAGGCCGCCGCCACCGCCCGCGCCGCCCAGGCCGAGACCGAGGTGCTCGCCCTGCGCGCCGAGCTCGCTAACGCCCGCGCCATCCACGTCCCCGCCCCCGCCGACACCGGCGCCCGCGACCTGCCCTCGGCCCTCGCTGACACCGCCCCGGTGGACTGCTCCGAGCTGATGGGCGTCGACGACCCGACACAGCCTCTGTACCGCATCGCGACGCTGCACGAAGCCCTCGGCGGCGCGGCGTGAGCCCCGCCACCCCCGCGCCGGAAGCGCACCGATCCGCCCACACCAGGGCGGCCCGGCAGGCCACCGACGCAACCCCCCGCAACACCGACTCCGGCCGAATCCGCACCCTGTGCGAGGAGACCTCTCAATGACGTCATTCAGCTTCGCCCCGGCCACCCGCGAGCAGGCCCGCGCCCGCATCGGCATCCAGGGCCCCGCCGGGTCCGGCAAGACCAAGACCGCGCTCCGCCTCGCCGAGGGCCTCGCCAAGGGCGGCACCATCGGCGTCGTCGACACCGAACGCGGCTCCGCCCTCAAGTACGCCCCCGTCCCGGGCCGCCCTGACCTCGGCGGCCACGCCTTCGGCCACATGCCGATGGACAACCACGACCCCCGCAACCTCATCGCCGCCGTCCGCGCCGCGGAAGAGGCCGGCATCGCCGTCCTGATCGTCGACTCCTGGTCGCACTTCTGGAACGGCAGGGGCGGCCTGCTGAGCATCGTCGAGCAGGCCGGGTCCAAGTCCTACGGCGGCAGCTTCGGGGCATGGAAGGAAGCCAACCCGATCGAGCAGGACATGCTCGACGCGATGCTCAACTTCCGCGGGCACCTGATCGTGACCATGCGGACCAAGAACGACTACGTGATCGAGGGCAAGACGGTCACCAAGGTCGGCACCAAGACCGTGCAGCGCGACGGCGCAGAGTACGAACTCGACGTCGTGATGGACATGGTGCAGGGCACCGCGAGCGTGACGAAGACCCGCTACTCCGGCCTGGAGAACCTCCAGGTCCACCACCCGGGCGAGGACATCGCTGACGTGATCCTGGAGCAGCTCGGCCAGGGTATCGACCCGGTCGCTGCGATCGTCGAGGCACTGACGGCCGAAGGCTTGACCTACGCGGGCGCCCTGGAGCTGCACGCCCGCGCCCAGCAGCGCGGCCTGCTCAACGTCCCGCACCCGCACCCGAAGACCGGTGAGCGGCTGCCGCTCGGCGACCTCATCCGCGAGTACGGCTCCGCGCTCAAGCCCCAGCCGGTCCCGGCGCCGCAACAGACCGCCGCCGGCCAGCAGGAGGACCGGCGCGCCCAGGAGACGCAGGCCGAGACCTCCCAGCCGGAGCGCCAGGGAAGCATCGGTCACGGCCAGGACCAGATGCCCACCTCGGCCCCGGCCGCCGAGCCCGCCACCGCCCCGCAGATGCGCAAGATGGCCGTCCTCTTCAACCAGATCGGCCTGAAGGAGCGCACCGAGGCGCTGGAGTACACGGCCGGGGTCATCGGCCGCACCATCGCCAGCCGCAACGAGCTGACCAAGGCCGAAGCCATCCGGCTCATCGACCACCTGGAGAAGCAGGCCGCCGGCGAACCGGCCGCCTGACACCCCACACGCGGCCCGCGCCTGCGCCCCCCTTGCCGCAGGCGCGGGCCGCCCACCTCACCGAGAGGAGGTAACCCCATGCCCGACCCCACCCCCGAGCAGGCCGCCGCGATCGACACCTACGGCGACGGACTCGACATGGTCCTCCAGGCCGGCGCGGGCTGCGGCAAGTCCAGCACGCTCCGGATGATCGCCCAGTCCGACCCGCGCCGCCGCATGGCCCTGATCGCCTACAACCGCTCCACTGCCGCCGACGCACGCAAGTCGTTCCCCGGCAACGTACAGGCGTCCACCGGCCACGGCCTGGCATTCGACCCGAAGCACCTGCCCCGGCTGAACCGGCCCCGCCAGACCGCGCTCCAGGCCGCCCATGCGCTCGACATCGACCGGCTGACCGGCGGCATCCAGCGGATCCCCACCGACCGTGGCGACATCAAGGCGATGACGTCGAAGCTCGTCATGCGGTGCGCCCTCGACACCGTCGAGCGCTACTGCCACAGTGCCGACCCTGAGCTGACCGGCCGCCACATCCCGCGCTACGACGGCCTCACCTCCCCTGACGCCCGCAGCATGCTCACCGAGCTCGTGCTCCCGGTCGCCCGCGCCGCGTGGGCCGACCTGGTCCGCCCGGACGGCGTCCTGAAGATGAACCACGACCACTACCTCAAGCAGTGGGCGCTCAGTGACCCAGTCATCCCCTGTGACGTCGTCCTGCTCGACGAGGGCCAGGACACCAACGACGTCATGACCGCGGTGCTGCTCAACCAGGAGCAGGCGCAGCGGATCGCGGTCGGCGACTCCGCGCAGCAGATCTACGAGTGGCGCGGCGCGAACGACGCGCTCGGAACCTTCGAACGCGAGCTCGGCGCGGAGACCCGCATGCTCTCCCAGAGCTTCCGCTTCGGGCCGCCGATCGCCGAAGAGGCGAACCGCTGGCTCTTCCTGGTCGGCGGAGGCCTGCGCCTGACCGGCTGGGACGCGGCCAAGTCCGAAGTCGGCCCGCTGGACGAGCCGGACGCGATCCTGTGCCGCACCAACGCTGGGGCCATGGGCGTCGTCCTCGAAGGCCTCAAGGCCGGGCGCAAGGTCGCGCTCGTCGGAGGCGGCGGCGAGATCAAGCGCCTCGCCTGGGCGGCCCGTGACCTCCAGTCCGGCCGCCCCACCGACCACCCCGAGCTGATCGCCTTCCCGACCTGGCAAGCCGTCCGCGAGTACGCCGAAGAGGAAGACGGGTCGCTCAAGGTGCTCGTCGGCCTCATCGACGACTACGGCCCGGAAGAGATCGCCAACGCCGCCGACATGCTCTCCAGCGAAACCGCCGCGAACCTGATCGTCTCCACCGCGCACAAGTCCAAGGGCCGCGAATGGCCGCGCGTACGGATCCACGGAGACTTCCGGCCGCCGAAGCCCGATCCCAAGACCGGCCTGATGATGCTGCGCCGCGAGGAGGCCCGCCTCGCTTACGTCGCGGTCACCCGCGCCCGCCAGCACCTGGACGCCGCCGCCCTCGCCTGGGTCGACGACGTATCGGTGGTGACCGATTGAGCCGGCCGCGACGCGGACGAGTCTCCCTCGAGGTCCTCCGCGTGTGCGCGCTGATCCTCGCCCGTGCCGGGTACAGCCGCGACCAGGTCGCCGATCTGCTCGCCGACATAGACCCGGCCGAGGTCAGCCGGCTCACAACCGAACTCCTCGACGAGGCCGCGCGGCAGCTGGCCCGGCACGGCTTCACCTACCCGGGCATCCAGACCGCGGTCTCCAGCCTGCGGACGGGCCTGCCGCCCAGCCGGGCGCCCGCCACCAGCGAGGACGACCAACTCGCCCTCTTCACCTGATCAAGCCGAAGGAAAGCACCTTGGGAATCCGCCTGATCGTCGCGGTCATGGACCACGCCCCGACGACGCTCTCGCACAGAGAGTGGAGGCTCCTGAGCGTGCTCGCCGAGGAGGCGAACGACGACACCGGCCTGACGTGGGGCAGCGTTCAGTCGCCGACGGTTCTGCGTCGTGCCGGGCTGTCCCGGACGCAGCTCTACGAGGTGCTGCGGCGCCTGCTCGAGGAGAAGGCGCTGGAGAAGGTGACCGTGGGTCAGCGGAACGCCACGGCGAAGTACCGCATCCTGCCTCAGTGTCCCGTCCAGCGGAACTCTGAGGAACCCGTTCAGAGTCCCGAAGACCGGGACACTGAACGGCCTCAGTGTCCCGCCCACAGGGACTCTGACGGAAAGTTCAGTATCCCGAAGACCGGGACACTGACCGAATCTCAGAGTCCCGAAAACCGGGACACTGACGATTCTCAGAGTCCCGGCCAGCAGGACACTGACGAGTCTCAGAGTCCCGCCCAGCGGGACCCCTACTCCTATAGAGAGAGAAAGAACTCTCTCTCACCCCACGCCATCGAGGGCGCGTTCGCCGGGTTCTGGCGCGAGTACCCCCGCAAGGTCGGCAAGCAGGACGCGGCCAAGGCCTTCGCGGCAGCGATCAAGTCCGGCGCCAGCCCCGAGCACATCACCGCGGCCGCCATCAAGCACCGCGCCCACTGGCAAGCCGAGTGCCGGCAGCCGAACTTCATCCCCTACCCGGCCACCTGGCTGCGCCGCGGCAGCTACGACGACGAGCTCCACACACCCAGGCAGCCCCCCGCGCAGCAGCGCGGCCTGTGGGCCGACCCCACCGAACGAGGGATCTTCTGATGCACGACCCCAACGACGACCAGCTGCCGCCCTCCCACCCTCACGACCTCACCGCGGAGCAGGCGTTCCTCGGCGCGCTCCTCACCGACCCCCGCCGCCTGCGCGAACACCTGCGCCTGGTCACCCCCGGCGACTACTACCGGCCCGCCCACGCCACCATCCACCAGACCTGCCAAGCCATGTACGACCAAGGCCACGCAGTCGACCCCATCACCGTCACCACCGCCCTCCACCAAGACGGCGAACTCGCCCGCATCGGCGGCCCCTCCTACCTCCACACCCTCGTCCAGGCCTGCCCCACCGCCGTCAACGCCCCCTGGTACGCCGAACGCATCCGCGCCCTCGCCCTACGCCGCGCCCTCATCCACACCGGCAGCCAGATCGCCGCCATGGGCTACAACCCCGAAGGCGACCCCGCGGAACTCGCCGAACACGCCGTCACCCTCACGCGCGACGTCCGCGACGCCGGCCGCGCCAGCGAAGACTCCCCCGTCCTCGACGTCCACGACTTCCTCACCGTCGACGACACCGACCACAACTGGGTCCTGCCCGGCCTCCTCGAACACGGCGACCGCGTCATCTGGACCGCAGGCGAAGGCGGCGGCAAATCCGTACTCCAGCGGCAGATCGCCGTCACCGCAGCCGCCGGGGCGATGCCCTTCCAGTACGAGCCCAACGCCCTCGGCCCACAGAAGGTCCTCGTCCTCGACTGCGAGAACAGCCCCCGCCAGTCCCGCCGCCACTACCGGGCCCTGATGAACCTCGCCGAGCGCATGCGCACCCCCGTCAAGCGCGGCCAGCTCCACATCGACGTCCGCCCCGAAGGCGTCGACCTCACCCGGCCCGACGGCCGCGCATGGCTCATGCGCCGCGTCGAAGCCGTCATGCCCGACCTCCTCATCGTCGGACCCATCTACCGCCTCCACAACGGCGACCCCAACTCCGAAGAACACGCCCGCAAGGTCACCGTCGTCCTCGACGAAGCCCGCTCCACCGCCGGATGCGCCCTCTCCCTCGAAGCACACGCCCCCCAAGGCAACGGCCTCGGCCCCCGCGCGCTCCGCCCCGTCGGCAGCTCGCTCTGGCTCAGGTGGCCGGAATTCGGCATGGGCCTGCGCCCCGTCGAGGACGAGAAGTCCGCCCGCGAAGACCGCGCCCGCAGGCTCATCACCTGGCGCGGCGCCCGCGACGAACGCTCCTGGCCCGTCTTCCTCCGCCAGGGCTGGGAAGGCCAATGGCCCTGGCGGACCTACACCCCCATCGACGCCGACCCGTTCACCGGCCACTCCCCAACCGGAGCCACCGGCTGAACCCGACAGACCCGCGCCGCGGCCCCCAACTCGCCCATCACATCCGCAAGGAGACCACCTGATGTCCCTGCCCACCCTCACCGGCGTCGGCCGGCTCACCGCCGATCCCGAGCTCCGCATCACCGGATCCGGCAAGCCCATGGCCACCCTGAGCCTGGCGTTCAACTCCCGCCGCCGCAACGAGCGCGGCGAATGGGAGGACGGCGATGTCTTCTACGTCCGCGCCGCCCTGTGGAACCAGCTCGCCGAGAACGCCTGCGAGACCCTCCAAAAGGGCATGGAGGTGCTCGTCACCGGCGAACTCCGCACCGAGCGCTGGGAGAAGGACGGGCAGCGCCACGAGATGACCAAGCTCCTGGTCCGCTCCATCGCCCCGAACCTCGCCTTCGCGATCGCCCGCGTCCAGAAGGCCACCCGCAACGACGGCAGCGGCCCCGCGCAGCAGCACCGGCAGCCAGCCCAGCAGCAGAGCAGCAGCGGATGGGGCGCACCGGCCAGCACCCCGGCCGACGACCCGTGGGCCGTGCCCGTCTCCGACCAGCCGCCCTTCTGACCGCAGGGGGCCGCCGCCTCACCAGGCGGCGGCCCGTCTCCGGGACGCGCCGACTCACCTACGCGCCAACCACGCGCCCCGCTCGCGGCCCCGCAGCCGCCCGGAGCGGGAACCGGACCCGCGACCGCCGTACGCCCCGCAGACGCCCGCACAGCCCGCCCCACGCACCACACCAGCCCCAGCCCGGAGAACCCACGTGACACGAACCCTCATCCAGCAGCGCATCCGCCTCGCCCTCGACGCCGTCGCCGACGAGCAGGACATGCCCATCACCCCCCGCCAGGTCGCCCAGCTCGCCGCCGCAGCCACCCGCGCCCTCAACCGCCACCGGAGCCCCATCGCCTACCGGTCCCCCGACGGCAGCGAGATCACCGAGGCCCAGGTCCGTCTCCTCGCGCTGGCCGCGAGCGGCCTCAGCAACGACGAGATCGGCCACGCCACCAACCTGAGCCCCGTCACCGTCAAGACCCACTTCCGGCGCATCTTCCCCGCGCTCGGCGCCCGGGACCGCACGCACGCCGTCGCCCTGGCCCTCGTCCAGGGCCTCATCAAGCCCGGCGACGTCCACCAGCCCCACCGCGGCGACGAAGCGAAGGAGGCGACCGAGTGATCGCGCTCGTCCTGGAGGGCCCGGACGACGCCGCCGAGATCGTCGACAGCCTCCTTGACCACGCCGTCCGGCTCACCGACCGGGCCCCCGAACTTGCGGCCCGTAAGCGGCGCCTCGCCGAGGCGCTCGACAGATCCCTGGACCGCCTGCCCCAACCCACCACCACGGAAGGAACCACGTGATCATCCCCGTCCGCGTCCGCGTCGACGCCCCGCTCACCACCGTCGGGGACGCCCGCCAGCTCCGGCCCGACCACCCGCTGTACCGCGCCGACTGCCCGGTCTGCGATGAGCGGCTCGCCGACGAGCCGATGGTGCTCGTGTACATCGGTATCCCGCCGTACGACCGGAAGGAGTCCGGTTGGACGACGGGTAGCGCGGTCGCGGTGCACGCGGCCTGCGCCAGGGTTGACGCCCCGGCCGCCCAGCCTGCTGACGCCCCCGCTGACGCGGCAACCGACCTCCGCGACCGGATCGCCGCCAAGCTCCGCGACGACCTCAAGCGACGCACCGCGCAACCCCTCACAGACCACATGGGCCGCCCCATCGGCGGCGGCATCGGCCTGACCGAATACGACCTCGCCGACATCACCATGACCGTCGTCCAGCCCGAACTGGAGCAGCTGCGCGCCCAGCTCAAGGACGCCCGCATCGGTAACCTCACGCGGTTCCTCGACAAGCACCCCCGCGCGCAAGCCACGCACCTGGTCGACGGCAAACTCGTCCTCGACGAGCCCTTCTACGCGGTTACTCGGGAGTTCCTCCAGACGCTTCTCGACGGGCGGACGGAAGCGGCGGAGCAGCAGCGTGACGCCGCGCTGGCGGTCAGCGAGGCGCAGGGAGCGGCCGGACGGCTCGCCGAGGTCCTCCGCGAGATCCTCGCGCGCTGCGACGGCTCCATCTTCAGGCCCTGGAGCGCCCAGGGCTTCCGCGTACTCCAGGTAGGCCGCGACGACTACGACCGGTGGCGCACCGCACTCGACGGCAGCCCGCGGGCCGTATGCGGCGCCACGGTCGACCAGGGCGAGATCTTCGGCATCACGGACGGCATCACCGCCACCTGCACCAAGGCCCCGCACCTCCCGGCCGATCCGTGGCACCGGGACGACCGGCACCACGGCTTCAGCTGGCGCATCAGCGAGGACGCGCGGGAGGTCTCCGCCGCCCACCTCTACGCCCCGCACGCCCAGGCAGGTGCCGAGTGACGGGCGGCCTCGCAGTCGCCGTGATCGCCGTGTGGTTCGGCGGCGCGGCCCTGGTGGTCCTCGCTGACGCCATCGCCGACCGCATCCGCAACCGCCGCGCTGCCGAGGGCTGCGCCCCACTCACCATCTGGGCCGGGCCCGACAGCTGCTTCGAGCGCGAGTGCGAGGAGTACGCCACCGAGGACGGCGACGACCGCCCCGAGGTCGATCGCTGCTCCCACCTGAAGGACGAGGTGGTGTGCGCCCGCCACTCCACGTCCGTACCGGACTACGCCGGATTCGACCGCTTCGAGCACGCCGAGCCCTGGCCCTGCCAGTACGCCCGCCGCTGACCTGCACCACCAGGGGCGCCCACCGCCGGCCAAGCACCGGGCGCCCCCCGACGGTGATCAACATACGCCCCACAGCCCACGGAGGCCCCCGATGACCACCGCCGACACCCGCCACCACCTCCACCTGCTCAGGGACCACTTGGGAGACCTCGCCGCCGCCATGTACACCGACCCCCAGCCCGTGTGGCCACCCCAGCGCCTCTCCACCGAGATGTGGGCCGCCCGCGACGCCGAGGCCGCCGCCGAGCGCGCCGAACGCGGCCTCCTCGCCCTCACCGACGCCCCCGCGCCCATCGCCAACATCACCGCCCTGGAGACCTACCAGTACGTCACCACGGAACTGCTCACGCTCGCGGACGTGGTCGCGGCCGCGTGCCAGCGCCCGATCCGGCAGGCCGCCCGCGACGACCACGGCCACCTGTCCGACGAGGCCGTTGCCGCCGCGCAGACCGACGCCCAGGACCCCCGCCGCTGGCACTACAACGCCAGCTACGCCCAAGGCCCCCACTGGGCAGCCGTCTACGTCGACGGCCGCCTCGCCGGAGACGACCTGGGCGACGACGGCGACGACCTCTTCAGGCCCCTCCCGGCCCGGCTGGAGCCGGAGATCCGGCGCGTCGTCACCGACTGCTGGCACCGCACCGCCGCGGTGCTCGGCATCAGCGACCGCACCGACCAGCTGCCCCGCCCCTGCCCCTGGTGCCGCGCCGAACGCCTCACGATGCGCCAGCCCGCAGGCGAAGCCCCCTACGTCGTCTGCGGCACCGGGTGGGACTGCACCGCACCCACCCGCCGCGACGACCGCGGCCGGCCCCTGTGGCTCGGCGGCGAACTCGCCCACCTCCACACGGCGCTGGAGCAGCGTCAGCGCACCGAGGGCGCGGCATGACCGGGCCATGCCCCGTGTGCGGGCAGACGGTGCGCCTCACCGCCAGACGCACCGTCCGCTCCCACGCCCAACCCGACGGCACCCACTGCGGCGGCACCCACATGCCACCCGGCCTCCCGACGCCGTCCGAACAGCCCTGCCCACGCCCCGACAAGCGCCGCTACGCCACCCGCCAGGCCGCCGACCTCGCCGCACGCCGACGCCCCGCCATCGCCGGACTCCTCCTCTGGCCCTACGCCTGCCCGTGCGGCTGGTGGCACCTCACCAAGCAGGCCCCCGCCAGGAGCAGCCGATGACCAGGCCCTACCTCAGCGGCATCCTGGCCGCGCACTACGCCGAGCAGCACCCCTGCTGCTGGATCGTCGCCCCCGAGTACGTCCAGTGCGGCCTGTGGTGCGGCCACGACGGCGCCCACCTGCCCTACACAGCTGGCGACTACCTCCCGGTGCCCGAGCTGCACCCGCTCGACGTGCTCCGGCTCACCGCGCTGTCGCCCTGGCGGCCGTGGTGGCTCGTCACCTGCCCAGTGTGCGGCACAGACACGAAGAGCTGGCTCACGCACCGCACGGCCGGCGACCTCGCGACCTTCGTGGGCGACGAGTGGCGTGTGCAGCGGCTGTTGTGGTGGCGGTTCGAGCCGTGCGGCTGCGAGGCCCGCGAGGTGATCGAGTGACCGCGTCAGCCGTCCGCCTTCGGCGCCTTCAGGTCCGTGCGGGCGCCCTTGCCGGGCCGCTCGAAGTTCAGGATCGTCGCCGGCCTCCACGCCGGGGAGCGGCCGAACAGGCGGTCCTCCTTGGGCAGCTCGCCGCGGCCTCGGGAGCGGTAGGTGCGGATGGTCTGTTCGCTGACGCCCCAGTGTTCGGCGACGTCGCTGATGGTCCAGTAGTCGGCGTTCGGGTCGGCCATGGCGCGCCTCGTTGTCGTCGTGGTGTCGACAAAGTGTACGCGCCGTCGGCGGCTCCGCTTTCCCGCGAACTTGGTCCGTGTCATGTTGACAAGGTTGGCCGCTCGGACCTAACCTTGTCAATGTCACACCGACAAGGTGAAGGGGCGAAGCGATGCACAGCAACACGGCGACCTGCCTCGGCTGCGGCCGGACTCTCCGCTCAGCGGACAGCATCCGACGTGGTCGCGGACGCCGCTGCTGGGCCAAGATCCGTCACGCCGAGCGCACCGCCCAACTCGCCCCCTGGAAGCCCGAGCAGATCGCCAAGGCTGCCGAGGCCATCGAGGACGGCGCCGTCATCCGCCTGCGCGGCCGGGTCTTCCTGGTCGTCTCGACCGACGGCACGGAGACCTACCGCACCGCCGCCACCGGCCAGTGCAACTGCCCGGCGGGCCTGAAGGGCCGCCGCTGCTTCCACACCGCCGCCGCCCTCATTGCCCACGCCGCCTGAACGGAGCCAGCCATGATCCGCACCACCCTCACCATCGGCCCCCGCACCGGCTTCTGGACCAACGGCGAGGCCGCGATCTGGATGCGCCGGATCGGCGCGCACGTCTACCACTTCTACGCCACGCCGGACTTCGTGCAGGTGAGCTACACGTACCAGGGCGCTGCGGCGGACGAAGTGCACCGGGTGCCGCGTCCGGTCGTGACCGGGCTGAGCGCTGCGGAGCGCGCGGCGCGGGCGCTGCACGCCACCTGCGACCGGGTGACCTGCGACGGGTGCGACGACCAGTTCGACGAGTGCGAGGCCCGGTACCGCGACCAGTTCGACGCGTTCCTCTGCGGCGACTGCCACGCGGGGCGCGCCGACCAGGCGGAGGCCGAGGCCGCCTGGCGGGCCTACCAGTACGCCTGACCACCCACCACGGCCGCCGCCACCCGGCGGCGGCCACCCAGCCGAACGGAGACCTCTGTGGGCTACAACACCTCTGTCGACGGCGAGATCACCATCACCCCGCCGCTCACCTGGCGGGAGTTCAAAGACTCCCCGTTCAATACCTCCTGCATCGACTCCTACGACGGTCTCAAGGAGGTCAAGCTCCGCATCGTCGAGGAGACCGTCGACACCGACGAGGGCTCGCTGCTCCGAAAGACCGCCGTCGCGCTCGTCCCGGAGTCGGACGAGGCCGGTAGGTACTACCGCCTCATCGAGCACGTGCAGGAGGCCATCGACGCCTTCCCCGGCCACACCTTCACCGGCCGGTTCGACTGCGAGGGCGAAGAGAACACCGACATGTGGCGCGTGGTGATCCGCGACGGCCGCGCCACGAAGGTCGAGCCCCGCATCGTCTGGCCCGACGAGCCCGATGAGGTCGCGGGGGATGCCCCCGACGAGGTGACCCGCCTCCGGGCGCGGGTCGCCGAGCTGGAGGAGGACGCCGCGAAGCTCGCAGCGCTCCGCGCCTTCGGCGTCGACAACTGGGAGGGCTACTCCGACGCCCTGGCCAGCCTCAACGACGAGGACTGACCCACCGTCCGGCCGCGCCCGCGCGCCTCGTCCCCGGCGGGCGCGGCCACCCCACACCACCCGCCACCTCACGACCGATCGGAGCACCACCATGGCCACCGGACCCGACCACTACCGCGAAGCCGAGCGGCTTGCCGCAGACGCCGCCTACCACCTCCTGGAGCACTCCGACTGGGACGCCGTCCGCGCATGCGCGGAGCTGGCCCAGGTGCACGCCACGCTGGCCCAGACCGCTGCGATCGCCATGCAGGCCGCGATCGTGGGCGAATGCGGGCCCGGCATGACGGCGGACGAGTACGCGGCCTGGTACGAGGTCTCCGGCGCCCCGGGCACCGGCGAGCCTGGCGCGGAGGACGAGCCGGACCGGTTCATCCCGCAGCAGCGCGACGCCCAGGACCGCGACGAGAACGCCGAGGACTGACCCGTGCCTGACCGCCAGCCCGACGAACTTCTCTGGCGCGACGAGTCCGGCGACGCCCTGTACGCCGCCCCGCCGCGAGGCAAGCACGGCACCCTGATCTACATCCGCCCCGGCGAGGGCGAGATGTACCTGCCCACCCCCGTGGTGGACGCCATGCGCGCCGCCATCGCACAGCTCTCCGACCGGAAGCCGCCCCGCGTCACGAAGACGGGCCTGGGCTACCTGCGTCGCTTCGCCGAGGGCACCGTCCACGTCTACCGGGACCCGGCCAAGCCCGGCGCGGGAGTCTCTCGCCCGGCTCTTGACCGGCTACTCCGGGACCGCCTGGTCGGGCTCGGCGCCTACGAGCCCACCAAGGGCAAGCCCGTCACGGTCACCGACCTCGGCCGCCAGGTCCTCGACGCACAACGCCGAGGAGGGCTGATGGGCTTGCGAGACCGCATCAGCGGCGCCATCGCCCGCGCAGCCGGGCCTGTGCCCGGCACCGTCACCCAGGAACCCCTCGACGAGGACGCCGTCCAGGCCACCGACATGAGCCACCGCCTCGACAAGACCACCCGCCGCCACCACCAGGCCGCCGTCAAGGAGCCCCAGCAGTGACGTTCTACGTCAAGCGCCCCGGCCAGCGCGACGGCCAGCCCGTCACCGAGCCCGACGAGAAGTTCCAGACCGAACTGGGCCAGGCCATCGCCGTCCTGGAGCAGGCCGGAGAGGAGGCCGACCGTGGCTGAGCCCACCACCGCGCCCGCACCCGCCGAGGCCGGCGCCGACGTGATCCCCGTCCGCGTCGAGATCCGCGCCAAGCTCCCCGTCCTCATCCGCGCCCTGGAACCCATGAACGAGCTGCTCGCCGCCGCAGCCGCCGTGGACGCCCTCGACATCGCCGCGGCGACCATGTACGGCGACGGCCCGGACCTGGTCGTCGGCTACGAGACCACCCTGACCGTCCGCTACGACGAGGACGAGTCGGCGATCTCCGAGGACGGGAGCGGTCGGTGAAGGTGTACGCCGCCGCCGTGGTGGTCGTGTGGTGCGGGCTGCTCGCGTGGCTCGGCTTCACCCTCACCCTGCCCGCACCGCCCATCGGTTCCGGCCGCCTGGCCGCCGAGTGGGCGCCGCTGCTCGCCACGATCCTGTGGGTACCGGTCAGCGTGCTCGCCGGGTTCGCGGTCGCCAACCGCCAGTACGCGCGGGGGTACGCGCGGCTCGCCGTCGAAAGCCGGGCCCGGATACGGGAGGACAGGTCGTGACGTGGGTGTGGTGGATGCTCGCCGGGTACGCCGCCGCGAGGCTGGAGACTGTGGCTGCGACTTGGCGGCGGCAGAGGCGGCTCACCCGGGAGACGCGGCGCCAGGCCGAGGCAGCGCTGCGGGAGGAGACCGCGAAGACCGGGCAGGCGTGGTGGTGGCACGGCATGGGCGGCTACGAGTCCGGTGACCTGACGATCGACGACCTGCCGCCGTTCCCGGAGTGGCTGATCGCGCGGCCGAAGCCGCCGACCGAGTAGCCATCCCGGACGTGCGTGAGGCCGGGGCCGCCCTCCGTGGGGTGGCCCCGGCCTCGTCGCGCACCTGGCGTCCCGCGCCGCAACGCCGCGACCCGTCGCGCACCACCGACGGTACGGGCCGGCACCGACACGCCGTGACGTGGAGGTCACACCCCCGCCGCCCGTACGGTTCGAGCCGACGGTGTGTCAGTACCCGCTGCCACACTCGCCCCATCGGACACGGAAGGAGGTGAGAGGGCCCATGTCCAAGAAGGAGCAGCAGTTCGTCACGGTGTACGCGATCACGCACGCCGCCGACTGGCTCATCAACCACGAAGGGAGGAAGCACAACCTGCCGCAGTGGCAGGTGGAGCTGCTGAAGCTCGGCGTCTCCGTGGTCATCACCGCGGCGATGTGAGCAGGACCGCCCAGCCCCGAGGGGAACGGGGCCGGGCGGTTCGCGAGGGGAACCCCCCTGAGAGATAGTGCCGCTCGGCGCTGCGCTCTTCAACGCTACGACTTCCGAGGCGACCGCTTCGCCGCCTTCTTTGCTGGCGCCTTCTTCGCCGCCCGCTTCCCGGCCGGGGCCTTCTCCGGGTGCTCTTCCCGGGCCCGCGCCAGACTCGCCTCCAATGCCGCCATCAGATCCCCCGCAGCCGGCGGGAGCACCCGGCCGGCCTCCGGCGCCGGCAGGCCCTTCGCCTTCGCGTCCACCAGGTCCATGAGCGCCCGGCTGTACTCGTCCCGCTCCTGCTCCATCTCCCACCCGGTGGACACGGCCTGCATGAGCTGGAGCGCCAGGTCGATCTCCGCCCCCGAGGGCTCCTGTGCGGCCTCCGGGGCGACGCCTCCGGGGTCGCGGACCTCGTCCGGCCACAGGAGCGTGGTCATCGTCATGGTTCGCCCCCGGACGCCGAGGAGCACCAAGCTGTCGCGGGTGCGGAGGGCGGTGCGGGCGACGGCCACCTGCTCCGAGCGCAGCAGCGCCTCGCGCAGGAGGGCGTACGGGCGGCTGAAGGGCGCGGACGCGCCGAGGTAGTACGTGCGGTCCCAGAAGATCGGCTCGACCTGGCTGCGCGGGATGAAGCCGAGCACGCGGATCTCCTTGGTGTCCGGCGTCGGCAGCTGGGACAGGTCGTCGTCGGTCAGGACCAGCATCCGCCCGTCCGGCAGCTCGTAGCCGCGGGCGATCTCGTCCGGCCGCAGCTCCCGGCCGTCCAGGTCGCAGACGTTCCTCTGGCGTACCCGGCCTCCGTCGTCCGCGTGCACGCGATGCAGGGGCACGCGGTGGTGTTCGGTCGCGGCGTGCACGGTCACCGGGATCGTGACCAGGCCCCAGCTGATCACCTTCCGGGCGATGGTCGTGATCGCCATCCGGGCCTCCGCAGGTCAGGGGCCCCTCTCCCATCGCAACCCGGCCCGCCCGAGCGCGCTACCCGAGCAGCGCCGACAGGGCGACCCTCACACCCCGGGCAGCGCGTCCTGCTCGATCTCGCCCCGCCGCTCGGCGAACCTCTTCGCGAGGCACTCCGGGCCCCAGCCGATCGCCCGCGACACCGCGTTCGTCAGCGGGTGCCCGCAGTCGCCCCGGCACATCACCAGCCGCGGCGGCTCCGTCGGGGGCACCACGTGCAGCAGAACAGGCTCATCCACGCCCACAGTCTGCCCCGCCGCGTGACCCGGCGGCGCCGGCGTCGTTGGGCGCGGCATGAAGATCCAGATCTGCTCCGGCCGCTGGGACGGCCTCATGGTCGACGTCGAACCCAACGAGCGCGGCTTCCCGCCGGCCGAACTCGACATCGACGGCACCCCGCACGCCCTGCACTGGTACGGCCCCGACGACGCCGACTGGCACTACTGCGCCGTCCCGTCCCCGTCCGGCGGCCAGCGCCGCGGCGGCACCGGCCCCGGCAGCGCCGACGTCGGCCGCCACCGCACCCCGTGAAGCGCATCGCACACCAGCTGCACCTGCCGGGCCTCCGCGACTGCCCGGGGGCCCTCGGTCGCGTACCACTCCAGGATCTGCTCCACCTGGTGCGGCTCCAGCTGGTCCTTGAAGTCCACGCGGGTCGTCGAGTAGCCGCGGCGTAGCTCCGGCACGACCGCCCATCGCTCCTGGAGCACCAGGCGGGCGAGGAGCTGCGGATGCGCGCGCCAGAAGTCGGTGTAGCGGCGCCAGCCCGGCGCAGCGCGGTCGAGCAGCCATGCCACCGCGCGTTCCTGCCAGCCCTCCGCGCCGGGCGGCGGCACCTTCTCCGGCCAGCCGCGCGGCGCGATCACCACGTATTCGGTCACATGTTCGATGCTGCCACTACGGAGCAGACCGTACTACCCGCCCGAGCCGCCGCCCTCGGCCTCTCGCCGCCGGAGCAGGTCCGTGCGCTGCCCCTGCCTGACGTTGCGGTTCCGGAAGTACGGCGCCGCGAGGCGCCAGTCCACGGCCTTCGACCTGCCCACCTCGATCACCGGGGGGAAGTCGGGGTCCTCGCGGGAGAGCTGCGAGACGCGCTGATGGCTGATGCGCTCGACGACGCCCTCTTGGACCAGGCGCCGCGCCAGCTCGCGGAACGACAGCAACTCAGGCCCTCCTCCCGACTCGGCCACGGCCACATCCTCTCTCACTTATAGCCGTATGGCTAGAAGTGAGCTACTCTCGAACGGCAACACCAAAGCGGCCCCGGCCAACGTTTCCTAGGCGCCTGGCCGGGGCCGGCCAACCATCCCGACTGCACCGGGAGGCCGACATGGCTGATCGTACGGGCGACACCAACGCCCGCCACACCCCCTCGACCGCGACCCGCCGCGCCTGCGACCTGCTGCTCGCCGTGCTGCTGCTGTGCGTCGCGTTCCACCCGCTCGCGCACGCCGCCGGCCCGGCCGCGACCGCGACGCTCGGCCTCGTGCTGCACGCGGCCGCCCACCACCTCGGCTGGCTGATCGCCGCGGCTGCCGTCATCGTCGGGCTGCGGGCCGTCCCGCACCCCTCCGCCCGCCTCCTGGAGCTCCTCCTCGGCGCGTGGGCCGTCCGCCTCCTCCTGCGCGGGACGGCGGCCGCCTGATGTACGGACGCATCCTGCGAGCCCTCGGCCACCTCACCGGCGCCATGATCCTCGTCAGCGCCGGGTGGACCGCCTTCAACACCATCGCCCTCATCGGCACCCGCAACCCCCTCTCCTACGGCGTCGCGCTCCTCTTCGACGCCGCCTGGCTCGTCGCCGTCGCCGTCCAGCACGAGATGCGGTACCGCGTCGACCTCCGCGCCCGCCTCAGCATCGTCGGCTGGGCCCTCACCGCCCTCGCCGCGGGCATCAACGCCGCCAGCGAGGTCCTCGGCCGCCACAGCATCCCCGTCGCCGTCGTCGCCTCCCTGGTGCCCCTGCTCGCGAAAGTCTGCCTCGCGCTGAAGCTGTTCACCGAGGCCAACAGCGCCGAAGCGAAGACCCGGTTCACCGCCCTGACCCTGTCCTGGCACGACCAGGTGACGGAGCAGCGGATCGGCGAGGCCATGGCCGCCCAGTGGCACCGCGTCGAGCGGGCGCACGAGAACGCCGACGCCCGCCGCCTCGCCGCGACGCAGGCCGACCGGCTGGCCAACCTGGAGCTCACCTCCGGCACGGAGCAGCCCGTCACGCGCGTCGCGGAGCCTGTCGTGTGGCAGCCCCCGGCGACGATGCCGCTCGCCCCCCTCTTCCGCGAGCCGTCCGTGCCCCCCGACGAGCCTGCGCCGACGCCCGAGGAGACGCCGCGCGAGGCCGTGATCCCGCCGCGAATGCCGTTCGGCTTCGCCACGACGGTCCACGACGCGACCACAGCCGGAGCACCGCTTGTGGCCACGACGGTCCACGACGCGACCCCGGACCCGCGCACCGCCGCCCTCATGGCCCGCAACGCGGCGCGTTCCGCCGCCCGCCTCGCCGCGATCGAGGAGATCCGCGTCGAGGGCCTGTCGATCGAGGACGTCGTCGACAGGTACGGCGTCACCGAGAAGACCGCGCGCCGCTGGATCCAGCAGGCCGAGCGCTGAGCACCCGCCCCTGACCTACCCGAAGGAACCCCGACCGTGGCCACGCTCACCGCGCCCCCGCCCGTCGACCTGACCAAGCCCACCCACGACGAGCCCACCGAGCCCACCGAGCCGGTGGAGGCCGTCGACCGGCCCGACAACCCGCTCGCCGACTGGCTCACCGTTCCGGACATCCCCGTCCTGCCCCACTGGGCCCGCTCCTGGCAGGCTCTCGGCGCCAACACCGGCGCCCTGTGCCGCCTCGGCGTCTGGCACGCCAAGTACCACGGCGTCCGCCTGCCCAAGTACGGCGCCAAGACCGCGTGGCTGGCCTCCCGGGGCGCGTTCCGCGCCTCCTGGCGACTGTGGCCCGTCCTGTCCGCGCACGAGCACACCAAGACCGTCAAGGCCCTCGCGGCGCAGCACCGGGCGAAGCCCGATGACGTCGCCCTCGCTGTGGCGCACCAGGACGCGCACCGGGTCCGTACCGTCGCCCGCCGCTGGCGGTTCGGCGCGGCCGCGCTGACCGCCGCCGCCGTGGTGACCACCTGGTCACTGGCGGACGGGTGGTGGAAGACCCTGCTCGGCGGTACCGTCCTCACCCTGCTCACGGTCCTGGGCTGGCACGAGGACGCCCGCATCCTCGACCAGGCCGCGCCGCCCCTGCGGCTCCAGATGAACGCCGAGCACCTCAACGACGCACTGCGCGCCGCCAGCCTCCTCAAGCCGGGGAAGGGCGACGACCCGGGCCCCAACGTCACCCTCGTCATGGGCCCGCTCCGCGACGGCAACGGTTGGTCGGTCGTCTTCGACCTCCCCCGAGGCGGCGGAAAGACCGCCAGCGACGTCCTCGCCAAGCGCGAGGTCCTCGCCCACGAACTCGGCGTCGACGAGATCCAGCTCGTCATGGCCCGGGTCCGCGCCGCCCAGGGCGGCAACGCCGGCCGCGTGTCGATGTGGGTCGCCGACGATGACCCGTACCTCGCCCCGCCCGTGCCCTCCCCGCTGGTCAAGCTGGACACGTTCAGCATCTGGGACCCGGTGCCGTTCGGGCAGGACGCCCGCGGCAACCGCATCAGCGTGCCCGTCGTGTGGCAGTCGATGTTCTTCGGCGGCCTGCCCCGCCGCGGCAAGACCTTCACCCAGCGCCTGCTCACCGCCGCCGGTCTCCTCGACCCCTACGTTCGGCACTACGTCGCCGACTTCAAGGGCGGCCAGGACTGGATCCAGATGCGGCAGGTCGCTCACCGCATGGTCGTCGGCGCGGAGGACGACGCGATCACGGCCTTCAAGGCCATGCTCAAGGAGCTGCTCGCCGAGATGGAGCGCCGCTTCGCGATCCTGCGCGGCCTGCCCACCTCAATCTGCCCCGAGGGGAAGCTGACGCCGCAGATCGTCATGAAGTACGGCCTGCCGTTCATCTTCCTGACGGTGGATGAGCTGCAAGAGGCGTTCCTCGCCATGGACGACAAGGAGCGGGAGGACGTCGTCGACGACCTGGCGCGGATCGCCCGCCGCGGCCCGGCCGCCGGCTTCATCTCGAACTACGCGTCGCAGCGGCCGGACGCCAAGTCGGTGCCGACGAAGCTGCGGGAGATCATCACGATCCGCTGCTGCACCCAGGTCACCGACAAGACGTCCAGCGACATGGTCCTCGGCTCGGGCAAGGCCGCGATGGGCGCGGACGCGTCGCTGCTGTCCGAGGATCACGTCGGCGTGACTGTGCTGGTCACCGGTCCGGCGTCGTTCGCGACGGTGAAGAACGACATGCTCACCACGGCCGAGTTCAACGCCATGTGCGCCAAGGGCCGCGCCCTGCGGAAGGCGGCGGGTCAGCTGTCGGGCGACGCCGTCGGTGACCTCTCGTCGCTCGCGGACGAGCAGCAGATCACGATCCCGCCGATCGTCACCGACGTGCTGGAGGTGATGCGGCACTCCATCCGCATGTTCACCACCGACCTCCTCGCCGGGCTGGTGAACCTGGATGAGGACCGGTACGGCGACTTCGACCCGGAGCGGCTCGCCTCGGAGCTGGAGAAGGCCGGCGTCCGCCGGACGTCCCGCCAGGTCAAGATCGACGGGGAGAACCGGGCGGGCTACCAGCGGCGCGACATTGAGGACGCGGTCCCGGTCGAGCTGCTCGCCCCGCGCCCGGTAGAGCCCCCCGCCTCTACCGACCCCGCTACCTGACGGCCCGGCCGGGGCCCGCTACCGGTACCCGCCTAGTAGACGGGCCCCGCTACCCCGGTAGCGGCCCCGGTAGAGGCCGCTGACCAGGCAGGTAGCGCCGGTAAAGGGGCCCAGAGCGGCCCCGCGATCACCCCCGTACCGCCCCGATTCCAGGGAGACACCGTGGAAGACCCGCCCCGCTACTACACGCCCGGCGAGGCCCGCCGCCTGGCCGCGCTGCTCGCCCGCGGCTCCTACCGGACGCTCCGCGGCAAGGACACCGCCGCCGTTGACCGCCAGCTCGACCAGCTGCGCCGTCAGGCCCGTGAGCGGGTCGCAGCCGAGGACCAGGCCATCGAGGACGCCCAGCGCCGCAAGGTCCGCGAGCGGGCGCAGAAGCTCGCTGCCCGCCGCGTTCGCTGACCACCCGCCACCGAACCCAGCAACCCCACCGTGAGAGGAACCCCGGCCATGCCCAAGCCCAAGTACGAGATCAGTGCCACCAACGCCGACGGCACCCCGCACATCGACGTCATCGGTCAGGCCCTCGGCAAGACCGAGGCGACCCGGGCCGCCGTCTACAGCGACACCGAGCTCGCCGAGCGCCAGGCCGCCGCCGACAAGGCCGGCGCGACCCTCCACATTCGCAAGCTCTGACCCCTGTTCCCGGGGCGGCGAAGCCTGCGACAGCGAACCGCCCCGGGCCGACCGACGAGATCGGAACACCATCATGACCAACCACCAGGCCGCCTCGCAGCCCGAACGTCACCCATACGCCGAGCCGCAGCAGATCGGCGTCACCGCCGACGGCGATCCCATCTGGCGCTGGCCGCAACCCACCGTCGTCCACCACCACTACCCGCCCGCCGCCCCCGCCCGGCGAGGTCTCCAGCCGTCCGAGGTCCTCGGCTGGGTCATGGTCGGCGGCGCCGTCGCCGGCACGCTGCTCGCCGTCGCCGTCAGCGCCGTGGCCATCGCCATCGCCTCGGTGTGCATCGCCATCGCCGTCCTGGTGCTCCGCGCCATCTGGCGCGACATCAAGCCCAGCACCGGCCGTTGACCGCGACCGCGATGATGGGCGGCATGACCGACAGCAGTCCCGCCCGCGACCACCTCTCTCGGCTCGTCCTCGAACGCCGCAAGGAGACCGGCCGCACCCTCCGGGAAGTCAGGAAAGCAAGCCAGGACGAGACGATCAGGGAGGACTGGATCAACCGCCTTGAGCGTGGTCTCGTTGGCCACATCCCGGGGGAACGCCGACTCTACGCCCTCGCCCGCGGACTCGACACCCCGGCCGACGAACTCAAGGCCGCGACCGCCCTTCAACACCTCGGCCTCGGTGACCAGAACAACGACACCGACGACTGGATCGTCATCCACGACCCGACTGGCCGGCTCCGACAGCTCGCCCGGATCCTGAACGGGGCCAGCGATGACGAGCAGAACCGGATCGCGGGCCGCCTGGACGAGCTGATCGCCGACCTGAAGTGAGTCGCGACTGGCCCCGCCATCTTCCCGGTGGCGGGGCCTCGCTGTACGACGAGCCCGCGTGAGGTGCGGCCTGGCGATCCGCCGCGTCAGCTACATGGGCCGGAACTGCGGGTCGTCAGCGTCCACGGAAGTGTCGTCCTGCCATCCGTCCGGCACCAACATCGGCGACCAATAGAGCGTTGCATGCTGGCCGTTGAGGAACGGCGCGTCTGGCGCACCCCGTAGTCCCGTCGGCCCGAACGCCTCCTCCGGAACTGGCTCTCCAGCGATCAGCTTCGCGAGCCACAGCCGCACGTACCGCGAGTACCGGCGCAGGTCATGCGTTGTGCGCTCGACGAGCGCGTTCCGTTCTGCGGCCTCCAGGTCGTGCCCCAACGCCTCGCTGGCCTTCTTCAGCCACTGACCGGTGTGGGCACTCGCGACCAAGCGCGCAAGTGTGATGTACAGCTGGCTGCACACGGGATCACCCAGCATCAACGCGTCACTTCGGGCGCCCGCTTGCAGGGACTCAATGGCCGCTTCGGCGGCCTCAGCGACCACATCCCGGCCAGGAATGTACTGATACGCCGGTACGGCGGCGCGACGCCAAAACGGATGCAGAGCCGCGATCCGTTCCATGAGCATCGCGGCGATGTTGATCTGCCTCTCCCGAAACCGCTGTCGCTCCGCCGCGTCACGCTCCTCCCGGAGGCGCTCATCAGCGAGGTCGCGCTCCTCTCGGAGGCGCTGCTCCGCCGCCGCACGTTCCACTTCGCCTCGGCGACGCTCGTCTTCGAGGCGGGCGGCTTGGTCCTTTCGATCTCGACGGGCGAGGAAGACGGTCACGATCACCGTGGCCACGGTGACGGCGGCGAGAGCTACGGTGCCGACGGCCGTCCACTCGTCGGTCCACTTGATCGAGTCGGGGGAGGCGGTGAGGATCACGGCCGGAAGGCTACGCCGCGTACGCAGCCTCTCCATGGCCGTTATCGATTCTTGACATTCGGGAACGATCATGCGATCGTCCCGTGTTGACGCGGCATGCCCGGAACCGGGCGCCGCACCGCAAGCCCCGCCACCCACCCGGCGGGGCTTTCGCGTTTCCCGGAGCCCTGTAGAGCAGCTCGGTCAGCTCGCCGCCCTCATAAGGCGGAGGTCGTCGGTTCGACTCCGACCAGGGCCACGTTGGCGGCGGCACGGAAGCGCTGATACAGCGTCCGGACAGCGCAGGGGTGCGCACCCTGCCCGCGCCGCCGCCACTCCGGAGGAGCCAGCCGAAAGACGGCGGCGGCAGCGCTCTCGAAAAGCGCCAGGGGTAACACCCGTGCGAGTTCGACCCTCGCCTCCTCCGCTCCCGCCCACCCCTCACCCGGAGGCACCCTCATGCCCCAGCAGCCTGATCACCGTCTGCTCGCCGAGTACCTGGCCGAGCCCCGCCGCGTACGCCGCGCCATCGACCTGGACCTCGCCCGCGCCTACCCGATCCCGCCCCGCCGGCCGAGCTACGGCCGTATCGCGGCCATCGTCCACAAGCGGCGGCCGTGGCCGCACCGGCCTGCCAGCGCGCGCTCCGGGCAGGCACGGGTCAACGCCAAGCGCAACGCCCGCGCCGCCTACTGGGCCGCCGCCACGCCGTTCCTGGCCGCACCCGCAGCCTGACCACCCGCCAGCCCTCACACCCCGGAGCCCCTTCCATGCCCTCGTTCCTGCTGCGCCTCAGCACCCACGCGGAGCCGCACCACCCGGTCGCCCACACCGTCCACGGCGTGGGCCGCGTCGACGTCACCGACGAAGGCTGGGTCGCCTTCGTGGACGACCACGGCCGACTGCTGTACCTCGTCCGCGACGACCACCTGCTGTCCGCCGAGCGCCTCACCCAGGACGGCGAGGACCAGGACGCGGACGCCGACTCCTGCGCCCAGGCGCCCGAGCAGCTGGACGGCGAGACCGTCGTCCAGGACAAGGCGGCCACGGTCATCGTGCTGCCGAGCTCCTGCTCCCCGGCGCAGGCCCTCGACTTCGCCACCGAGTACCTGAAGCGGGGCCGCGCGGCGCCGTTCACCGGCCGGTAGCCCGATGGCCGCCATGGGCCCGGTCGAGGTCGTCTGCCCGGCCTGCGGCACACCGATCCGGCTGCCTGCCCGGCTCGTGATGGACCCGGTGAAGCCCGTCGCGCAGATCCTCCTCGACCTCGACCCCGTACGGGACCACGCCCGCGAGCACCAAGCGGTGCTGCCGGCCGCGCTCGAACGGTTCGGCCTCCCGTGGTGACAGGCGGGAGGTGACCTGGTGGCAGCGTCCAAGGCCCAGCAGGCGGCGAGCGCCGACCGGCGCCGGGCGGCCGTCGAGCTGCGCATCGCGGGCAAGTCCTGGCAGGAGATCGCCGACCTCCTCCACTACGACAGCAAAGCCTCGGCCTGCACCGACGTGCGGCGAGCCCTGGAGAAGGCCGTCGCGAAGCTCAACGTGCCGCTGGAGGCCCACCGGCAGCTGGAACTGGACCGGCTCGACGCCATGCAGAACGCCCTGTGGGACAAGGTCCTCGCTGGCGACACCAAGGCGATCGACACCTCGCTCCGGCTGATGGACCGCCGCGCGAAGCTCCTTGGGCTGGACGCGCCGCAGCGGCACGAGCTGACGCTGGAGAGCATCGATGCCGCGCTCGCTGACGTTGAAGAGCAGCTCGCCGCTGCTCGAAGCCAAGCGGCAGAAGCTGCTGGCGCTGAAGAAGGCGAGGGCTGAGCTTCAGCGCCTGGAGACCGAGCGGCTCCGCCGCATCGACGTCTTCGGCAAGCTCGGCTACGTCCCCACCGACCGGCAGCGCGAGTTCCACGCCGCGGGCGAGTTCGATGTGCTGTACGGCGGGGCGGCCGGCGGCGGGAAGACCCGGGCGCTGCTGATGGAGGGCATCCGGGCGTGCGTGCGCCACCCCGGGCTGCGAGTGGGTGCGTTCCGGCGGACGTACGGGGAGCTGAAGGAGTCCCTGCTCGCCGAGCTGGCCGAGGTCGGGTACGCGCAGGCGCTCGGCGCGACGTGGAACGGCACCGAGTACGAGCTGCGGTTCGCGAACCGGTCGGTGCTGATGTTCCGGTACGCCGAGACCATCAAGGACGCCACACGCCGTCAGGGAGGGCAGTACCAGCTGCTGCTCTTCGACGAGCGGACGCTGACGCCCCCGGAGGTGTGCGCGTTCCTGGAGTCCCGGCTGCGCTCCGGCCGCGCCGACCGGCCCGTGCTCGGCATCCGGTCCGGGACCAACCCGGGCGGGGCCGGCCACGGCACGGTGAAGGCCCGCTACATCGACGCCACCGCGTACGGAACGAAGGTCATCACCGACCGGCGCGGCCGCCTGGTCCGCTTCATCCCCTCGAAGCTCGCCGACAACCCGCACGTCAACCCGGAGTACGCGGACGACCTGCGGAACCTGCCCGAGCAGCTCCGCAAGGCGTTCCTCGAAGGGGACTGGGACTCGTTCATGGGCCAGGCGTTCGGCGAGTGGAACCACGACCGGCACACCCTCGACCCCATCACGATCCCCGCGGAGTGGCGGCGCGTGATGGGCGTCGACTGGGGCTTCGCGAACCCCTGGTGCGCCCTGTGGCTCGCCATCGACGAGGACGACCGGGCGTGGGTCTACCGGGAGCTGTACGCGGCGAAGGTGGGCGAGGTCGACCAGGCGAAGCGCATCCTCGCAGCCGAGGCCCTCGGCGAGCACGTCGCCCCCAGGTGGGCGGACGACGCCATGTGGGCCACCCGGGGCGACGCCCAGCCGATCGCGTCCGTGTACGCGAAGACCGGCGTGCACCTCACCGAGGCCGGGAAGGGCGGCCGCGTCGCCGGCTGGCAGCGCCTGCGCTCCTACCTGGGCGAGGGCCCGGCCTGTGCGCACCACCGGGCGCAGGGATGGGACTCCTGCCCGCGCCTGCACGTGTTCCGGACGGCGGAGAACCTCATCCGCACCCTCCCAGCGCTGCCGTTCGCCACCACGGGCGACCCGGAGGACATCGACAGCAACGCCGAGGACCACGCGCCGGACGCCCTCCGGTACGCGCTGATCAACCTCGGCGGCGGCCCGCGGTTCCCGGTCGTCGACGAGGACCAGGCGCCGGGCGTGGTGCAGGAGCTGAAGGCGCCGTTCGCCGCCACGTTGGCGCACAACCCGGACCCCGACGCCCCCGTGCGGGGCTTGGACGACGACGAGGTTCCGGAGCGGGGAAGGGTGGTGGCGTCGCCGTGGGTGTAGTCGTTGACGCTGTCCGCCGCTTCGTCCGCCCCCACGACACCATCGCCGAAGCCACCGCCCCGCAGGTGGTGTACGCGGGGAACGGCCGGACCCCGGCGCAGGTGCAGCGCCGCGGCTACGAGTACGGCATCCCGCGCGGCGGCACCACGGAGACCAACCAGGGCGGCGGGGACCTCGGCGGCGACCGCAAGGAACTCCTGGAGCAGCTCTACCAGGTGTACGCGACGTGCACCTGGTCGTCGGCGTGCGTCGACGCGATCGCCCGCACCGTCACCGCCGGCGGGCTCTACATCGACTGGAACTCGGACGATCAGGAGGGGGCGAAGGCCCCGGCGAAGCCCGCGGAGGTGCTGCGCCTTCAGCAGCTGATCGACTACTGCAACCCGTACGAGGACATGCAGCAGTTGCTGCGCGGCCTGGTGACGGACCTCCAGGTCGCCGGGGATGCGTTCTTGGAGGTGGTGTGGTTCCTCGGCGAGCCAATCGCCCTGTACTCGCTGGACGCGGCGAGCATGCGGATCATCTCGGACCCGCACGGCGTGGTCACCCAGTACGTGCAGATCACCGACGACGGGCAGCGCGCCGAGTTCGAGCCCGACGAGGTCATCCACATCTCCATGGACACCCCCCGCTCGGGGCTGCACGGCATGTCGCCGACAGAGAAGGCGATCCTGCCGATCACCACCTGGCTCTACGCCTCCGGCCTGCTGAAGGAGACGATGCGCAAGGGCGACCCGCCCACGCTGCACATCGACTTCCCCGAGTCCATGTCGGACAACAGCATCCGCCGTTGGCTGCACCAGTTCCGCGTCCGGGTGCTCGGGCCGAAGAACAAGGGCGAGCCCATCACCACGGTGGGCGGCGCCCGGGTCGTCGAACTCCAGCCGTCGAAGCTCGCCGACCTCCAGTCCATCAAGGCCCAGGCGAGGGACGAGGTCCTTTCCGAGTACGGCGTCCCGCCGGCGCAGGTCGGCGTCATCGAGTCCGGCAACCTCGGCGGCGGCACGGGCGATAGCCAGCGCAAGACGTTCCTGACGAACACCTGCGCCCCCGTGGCCGCGCTGATCCTGGAGAAGCTGAACTTCCACCTGACCAAGCGCGGGTTCGGCATCGAGGGCTGGTGCCTGCGGCTGCGCGAGGTCGACATGCGCGACTCGCTGACGATCGAGCAGATCCGCGACCTCCGCATCCGTAACGGCACCTGGACGCTCAACCGCGGCCGCGCGGACATCGGCGAGCCGGGCGTGGACGGCGGCGACGATGCGGTGCTGATCGACCGGCAGAACCTGGTCCTCTGGAAGGACATCGCGATCATGTCCAAGGCCATCATCGCGAAGAACGCCGCACCCGGTTTGGTGGCGGGGGCGCAGGTCGACGGCATCGACATGCAGCCTCAGTCGGAGCCGCAGCCGGTGCCGCCGGAGCTGGCGGCGCACGCCGCGGCGAAGGCCGCCGGGGTGGAGCCGGGCCAGCCCCCGGCCCCTCCGAAGGACGGCGGGAAGGCGGCGGCGGAGTCGGTCTACGACTGGCGCCACTACGCCGACGAGGAGGGCGACGACGATGACTTCGCCTCCCGACTCCGACGCGCCCTCGCCGCATGAGCCGCCCGGCCCGTACGGCGATGAGCCGGAGCCACCGGACGTCGGCCCGGCGCACGCCCCCGACGGGGCACTCACGGCCGCCGGGGCGTGGCCGCTGATCCGCAAGCAGATCTTCTGAGGAGTCCCCGTGCAGCCCACCATCGGACGCATCGTCCACTACCGGCTCAGCAGCGACGATGTGGCCCGCGTCCGGGCCCTTCCCACGGTCCACATCAACCCGGTGAACACCGGCGACACCTACCCCGCCGTGGTCGTCCGCGTCTTCGAGACCGCGACCAACGGCGAGGCCAACCTTCAGGTGCTCCTCGACGGCCAAGCCCAGCTCTGGGTCACCAGCGCCAAGCCTGGCGACGGTCCGGGCACCTGGTCGTGGCCGCCTCGGGTGTGACCGGCCGCACGCCCACGCTGCGCCTGGGGGAGCTGACGGGCGTGTGGGCCGCGGTCTACCGGCGGCGGGCGCGGCTGGAGGCCGACGCGGACGGGCAGGTCCTCGCGGTGTGGCGCGAGCTGCTCGACGCGGTCGACCTGGGCGACGTCGTTGACCTGGCGGCGGAGAACCCGCCGCCGGCCGGTGACGACGAGGCGTCCCGGCTGCGCCGCGCGCATCTTCAGCAGGTCCTCGCCGCGGCCGTCCTCGCCCGCCTTGCGGCCCTGGCGCGGGCGGACGGCTGGGCGCGGTTCACGGCCGCCCTGGCGGGCCTCCTGGCGGCCGCGCGGGCCGACGGGGAGGCAGCGGGCCATGCGGTCGCCACCGACGACGGCAGCGCCCTGGACGGCGGCCAGACGCCGCCACCGGGCGCGGCCGAGGAAGTCGGCGCCTACACCCTCGCGGCCGAAGCGATGCGCGGCATGGCCGCCACCGTCGCCAGGGCCCTCCTCGCCGCCGCGGCCGCCGGCCTGACGGCCGCGCAGCTCGCCCAGCTCGCCCGCGCGGTGCTGCGGGACGCGCTGCCGCTCACCCTCACCGTCGCCACCGCCGTAGGCGTCGCCTACACCGCGGGCATGGCCGCCGCCTACGCCGTGCTCGGCGCCGACCAGCTGGCGTTCGTGACCGCCGGGGACGGCCGCGTGTGCGCCACCTGCTCCCAGGCCGAGGACGACGGCCCGTACCCGGCGGCGCAGGCCCCCGCGCCGCCCCTGCATCCGCGGTGCCGCTGCACCCTGCAACCCGCCTGAGGAGGGCCGATGGCGCGCCGTATCGCCACCATCCGGGGCATCGCCATGCGCCCCGGCGTCAGCAAGAACCGGCGGCTCTACACCACGGAGAACATCACCCGGGCCTTCGAGCGCGCGACCGCCCGCCTGGCCGAGGACGGTAGCCGGCCGCTCACGATGTACACCCACCACGACGGAGCCAGGGACGCTACCCGCCTCGTCGGCCGCATCACCAAGCTGGTGAAGGAACGCGACGGAACGCTGCGGTTCCTCGGCGACATCGCTGACACCAAGCACGGCCGTGAGATCCACGCCCTGGTCGACACCGAGGACGGCGAGCCCGCGTTCCTGGACGGCGTGAGCATCCGCGGCCGCTGGGTCGGCCCGGTCCGCATGGTGCGCCTGTCCGACGGCAGCACGGCGGAGACGGCCGACGACCTGGAGATCGACGGCATCGACTTCACCAGCAAGCCCGGCGTGGACGATGCCCGGATCGAGGGCGTCACCGCGGTGGCCGGCGCCGACCCGGCGGAGGCGTGGACCGGCGAGGGCCTGATCTTCGAGTCCGCGGACCACGTCCTGGTCGAGGCCACCAAGACCCCGTACGGGGACGTGGACTACGCGGACCCCGGCTACCTGCCCGACAAGAAGAAGCGCTACCCCGTCAACAGCGAGCGCAGAGCCCGCGCCGCGTGGTCGTACATCAACCAGGCCGACAACGCCCGCAAGTACACGGCGAAGCAGCTCAAACGGGTCAAGGGCCGCATCAAGAAGGCGTTGCGCCAGTTCGGAGTGACCGTGACAGCAGAGACCGCGGCCCCGCTGGTGCCGCTCGCCGAGGACGCCACGTATGGAGCCGTGGCTGAGTGCTATGGCGACTCAGGCGCCGGGTTCTCCCTGACCGCCCGGAACGGGCCGATCACGGTGAACATCTCGGCGTACAACGGGATCGAGCCTGCGGAGCTCGCGGTGATCGCGAAGGCGGCGATGTGCGCGGCCTGCGACGCCCTGGCGGCGATGGACCCGGACATGGACGCGGACATCGACGTGCCCGGGGCGCCGGACGCGGACACCGACAGCTCCATGGAGGCGGCGGCTCCGGGGCGTCCGGACGACGACCAGATGGAGTCGGCGCCGACGGCCGGCCAGTTCATCACGCCGGAACAGGCCGCGGCCCTTCAGGCGGCGAACCTCCCGCTCGGCACTGTCGTCACTCCGGCGGTGCTCGCCGAAGCCCTCGCTCAGACCGCCCCGGCCGCACCGGCCGCGGCCACACCAACACCTCAGGAGGTGCCCGCCGTGAGCGAGCAGCCCACCACTCCGGCCGTCGCTGAGGCGGCCACCACCACGCCCCCGGCCGCGCCGGTCATCCAGCTGACGGCGGAGCAGTTCCAGCAGCTCCTCGCCGGACGCGCCGCGCCGGTCGCCGAGACCGCACCCGCCGCGCCGGCCCCGGCTGCGCCTGCGGCTCCGGTGGCGGAGACCGAGGAGCAGCGCATCGCCCGCCTCGTCGAGGCCCGCCTCGCCACCGAGCGCGAGCAGCTGCTCGAGACCGTCCGCAACGAGGTCCGCCAGGCCGGCCCCGCGCGGAAGGGCCTGTCGCGGCCCCGGCCGGGCGCGGTCACGGAGACCGCGGACCCGGAGAGCCCGGAGGCGCAGCGCGCCGCCTACAACGAGGCCCTCGTGAACTGGGTCTCGAACGGCCGGTACTCCAACTACGAGGACTGACCGGCCCCCGCATCATCCGAAGCTGACTGACCGCCACCCGCACAGGTCGGGTGGTGCCGGACCCGGCAGGAATGGTCGCCCCGCCCCCGAGAGCGCACGCCGCCCGGGGGCTTTCGCATGCCCACCCTTCCTGCCCCTGGAGGCACCACCATGTCCGCTGAGCTCCGCGAGGCGCTGACCGCGGCGGGCGCATCCGCGCTCGTGCCGAAGGTCATCGACCCGAACCTCTTCGAGAAGCTGCGCCGGTACTCGCCGCTCATCGAGTCCCTGCCCAGCCAGAAGATCCGCACGACGACCTACTACTTCAACACCCGCAACGGCCTCGCGTCCGGCGGCGCGGTCGCGGACGGCGGCGCCCGGCAGGTCTCCACCGGGTCGTACTTCCAGACCGGCGCGACCATCAAGAACCTCCAGGTCGTCGGCGCGATCACCGGCTACGCGGAGGAGGTCACCGCCGACGTCATCGGTGACCTGCGCGCCCGGGAAATCATGGGCGCGGTCAAGGGCCTGCGCTGGGACACCGAGAACATGCTCGTCTCGGGTAACGCAGCGGCGACGCAGTACGGCCCGTACCCGCAGTTCGACGGCCTCGCCTCGCAGATCACCCAGTTCACCGCCACGGGCAGCCTGGGGCAGAACTGCATCGACGCGGCTGGCGGCAACATCTCCATCAGCCTGCTGAACCAGCTCATCGACATGGTCGAGAGCTACACGGCGGAGCAGGTCACGTCCGGCGGCGCGGACTGGATGCTGGTCATGTCCAGCACCTCCGAGGGCGCCCTCGCCAGCCTGCTGACGAACCAGCAGCGGTTCGTCGACCAGGTCGAGGTCATCCCGGGCCTGGTGGTGCCGTCGTACCGGAACATCCCGATCATCCGCTCCTCGTACCTCGGTACGAAGGGCAACCAGATGGGCACCGTCACCACGGCGACCGCGACCACGGGCGGCACCCTGGCGGCCGGCACGTACTACTACAAGGTCGCGCCGGTGATGACCCGGCAGGGCGAGATCGCCGCCTCGGCCGAGGCGTCCGTCACCACCTCCGGAAGCACCAGCACGGTGACCCTGTCGTTCTCCACCCCGTCGGGGTTCCAGTCCTCGACGCCGATGCACTACAACGTCTACCGGTCCACCACCACGGGCACGGAGACCCTGATCGGCGTCGTCGACGCCACCGTGGGCCTGGCGTCGGACAACGTCACGCCGATCCTGACCACGTCGATCGTGGACACCGGCACCGCCCTGGTGCCGCAGAACGGCGCCACCGTCCCGGCGCAGTCCCCGGCGACGTACGTGGGCACCAACGCGAGCCTGAAGCCCCGGTCGACGGGCCAGGAGGACATCTACCTGATGTCCCGCGACCGGGACAACCTGCTCCGGCCGTACGTCCGTGACATCCAGCCGAAGGACGTCTACCCGACCACCAGCTCGCCGGACTCGATGCCGTTCGCGGTCGTCTCCGACACCTGCCTCGCGATCCGGGGCCCGGAGTGGGTCGGGCGCCTGCTGCGGGTCGCGCCGACGCTGTAGCACCCCCGGTGTCCGGCCGCCCTCGCCTACTCCTCGGGGCGGCCGACACCATCCCTCATCCCCGCATGACGTGCCCTCAGGAGGCAGCGATGTACGTCCAGAAGAAGAAGCCCGGCGGCTCCAGCCACGGCTACCAGTGGCCGAAGGGCGGAGAGTGGCTGGACATCCCCGCCGACCACGCCCACGAACTGGTCACCATCGCCCCGGACGACTTCCGGGCGGAGCCGGAGCTCCCGCGCGGCGCCAAGCTCTACAAGCCCGCCGCCGCCGAGGCCGACGCCGACGGCGCCCCGGTAGAGGAGTAGGCCGATGGCCGCCGACGCGCCCACGCCGCTGTGCACCTGGGCGCAGCTCACCGAAGGCGCGCTCGGCGACCTCGTGCGCTCCATCACCAGCCCCCAGGCGCAGACGGACCTGCTCTCCGAGGCCACCCGGATCTGCGAGTCCGCCACCCAGCGCCGCCTGACGCCGTTCACGGGGCTGGTGGAGACGGAGCGGTCGACGGGTATCGACCCGGACGAGTACATCGACGCCGGCAACGTCCCCCTCGACCTGGCGGGCACGCTCGGCAAGTCCTACGCCTACGCGATGGGCACCACCTCGCTGGTGCGGCACGGCTGGCTCCAGCAGTGGGCCCCGCAGTTCCAGGACCTGTGGACCTACAGCATCCAGAACATCACCATCCACCGCTCCTACGGCGGTGACCAGCCCGTCAATCTGGCGACGGTGCGCGGCCCGGACCCCGACACCGGGCACCTCTGGTACAACATCGGCACGTTCCTGCCGGTCGGCTCCATGGTCACCTACGTCTACGGCGGCGGCTACCAGACCATCCCCGCGGACCTGGTGCGGGCCGGGAAGTTCGTGGCCGCGTCGCTGGCGCTGAAGGAGCTGGACCCGTCCGAGCGCGGCCATGACCCGGACGTGCTCCTCGCGGACGCGCACGAGATCCTCGCCGACTACAGCAGGTGACCCGTGGCCTTTCACCACCACCGGCGGGGCTGGCACATCTCGAAGGCCGCGCGCAGGCGCGAGTCCGCGCGGATGCGCGGCCGGCACCACCACCACAAGGGCCACCGGGAGTCGGCGAAGACCCGCGCGAAGATCCGGGCGCGTCTGAAGGGGCGCCACCACCGGCACACGATCCGGCACAACAGGTCGAAGGCCCGGCGGCGCGAGCACCGCAAGCGCGGTTACCACCTGAAGCACAAGCGCAAGCGGGGCTACCACCTCAAGCACAAGCGACACCAGCGTCGGAAGGCGCACCGGCGCCGCGGCTATCACCTGAAGCACCCGAGGAAGCGCGGCTATCACCTGAAGCACCGCCGCAAGTCGCCGCGCCGCCGGCCGGGGCACCGCAGGACGGTGACGCATCACCGGTCGGCACGGGGGCGCTCCCGGCGGGTGCGGGCGGTCGCGTACCGGCGGCGGGTGCATCACGCGAAGGTCGCCCGGCAGCGCCGCGCCAGGCGCCTGATCCACCGCACCAGGCCGCGCATCCAGCGCGTGATCCGCCAAGGCATGCGCCATCACCGCGTCATCCACCAGGGGCACCACGGCAAGCAGGCCGCCTACCGGGCGCGCCGCAACGCCGGGCACGGGCGGCTCACCACCCGCCATGACGCCGCCGTGGCCCGCCTGAAGCGCAAGAAGGGGAGGCGGCGATGAGCCTCGCTGACGCCGTCACCCGCGAGACTGCGTGGCTGACCACCACCGGCGACGGCCTCCCCGCGCTGCTCACCGCCAACGGTGGCCCGTGGGACGTCATCCAGGCGTACCAGCCGCGCACCCCGCAGACCCGCAAGACGCAGCTGTACGTCGTGCGGCGCCGCTTCCCGACCCGCCGGTTCGCCCAGCAGCGCCGCATCGCCACGCACTACTTCCAGCTGCGCGCCAGGTGGCCGATCGGCGCGTCCACCACCGGCACGGGCATCGCCGAGGCCGAGCAGCAGGCCCTCGACAACGCCCTGATGCTCCTCGTCGAGCGGATCGAGGGCTTCCCCCTCGACAAGAGCCACGGGGGCCGGTTCCTGTCCGTCGCCGAGGCCCCGAACGGGGCGGAGATCGACGTGCAGCTCGGCGACCCCGAGCAGGAGATCCCGACCGGGTTCCTCACCGCCACCGTGGCCTACACGGCCGATGACCAGGACTACATCGAATAGGGAGACCGCGCGTGTTGCAGCGGAACGCGACCGACCATCCGCTGGACGTGCCAGCGGCCTCTACGACCCTCCAGCCCGGCGACGAGATCGACTGGCCTGAGCCGATCGTCGGCTGCGAACCCGTCCCCGAGCCCTCGCCCACCAGGAAGCGCGCCGCCGCGGCGGCCGACACCGCGAAGGAGGCGTGAGCGATGACGACGCAGCTCGCACGCCGGGGCTGGCTCGGCCTCGGCAAGGAAGGCTCGGGAACGCCGGGCACGTACGTGGTCCCGGCCGTGACCATCCCGTACACCGGCAGCTCCGGGTTCGAGGACATCATCGCGTCCCTGCGGGACGAGTCGGTGCGCGCGGACGACTCCGTCCTCCACGGCGTCTACCAGGGGCCCGCGCACTGCGAGTGGGCGATCGACTGCCTCGCCTACCCGGACCTCCTCGGCCACTTCCTGTGCGCCACCATCGGCCCGGACACCGTCACCCCCGGCACCTCGACAGCGCTCTCGGCGTCCACCATCGCCGGGGCGACCGCCATCCAGACCGCCGCGTCCCTCGCGGCCGGCACCCTGGTCACGATCGACACTGGGCCGAACCTGGAGTACGCCTGGACGGACGGCGCGGCGACCGGCACCGGCCCCTACACCTCCAACGTGACCACCCAGTGGGGCAAGACCGGCGCCAACCGGGTCGGGCTGCTGTACGCCCACAACTCGACGGTGGCCGTGGTCGGGGCGACAGTGCACACCTTCAAGCAGTCGCCGAGCACCGCGCTGCCCACCTACTCGCTGACGTACTACGACACCCTCAACTACTGGTCGTCGTCGTACGTCCGGTTCTCCGACGTGCAGGTGAAGATCGACCCCAAGGGCACGGTGTCCCTGTCGACGAAGGCGATGGGCTTCCCCACCGTGAGCGCCTCCAGCGCCGTCCCCGCCTACACCACCTACGATCCGCTGCTCGGCTGGTCGTGGCAAATGACCGCCGCCGGCGCCTCCTCCACGCGGGGCCTCACCTTCGACGGCACGATCAAGCGCGCCGTCGAAGCCGTCGCCTCGTCGGACGGGACGCAGGGGCCGCGTGAGGTGTTCGCTGGGGCGATCGAGTACGACGCCACCCTGAAGGCCATCTACGAGAACACCACCGACATCAGCCTGTATACGCAGAACACGCAGCTGCCGTTCGTCGTGTCCGCCCAGCAGCCCATCGTCCGCGGCGGCCAGTCTCTGTCGCTGACCTCGTCGAAGAGCGCGTGGACGAAGGGCAAGCGCGACATGGCGCAGCCGTACGTGCAGGCGGACTACTCGATCTCCGGAGTGGCGAACACCACGGACGGCGGCGTGGTCCAGGCGGTGCTCACCAACTGGGTGACGACGGCGTACTGACGCCCGGTTCTGACTCCTGATCTCCCGGCGTGCCGCGTGCGGCGCTTGCGTGTGAGGGCGCGGGGAGCGCCCCCGGCACGCCGGGCCCTTCCATCCATCCCCCGATCCCTCACAGGAGACCTGCCGTGCCCGGATACGCCAACCGCACCGTCCTGCTCCAGTTCCCCGAGCTGACCGAGGACGGCGACGACACCCTCCACGTCGTGCTGAAGAACCCCAAGATGGTCCCAACTGCGGAGCTGCTCCCGCCCGAGCTGCCCCCGCTGGACGGCGAGTCGGAGGGCGCCCGGGACATCCGGGCGATGAACGTCGTCATCGCCCGCCTGGTCAAGGCGTGGCGGGTGTACGACGCCACCTCGGAAGGCGACGACCAGGACCTGCTCGGGCTGCCCGCGACGCCGGAGCTGGTGGGCAAGCTGCCGGTGGAGATCCACGCGAAGATCGGCGAGGTCCTTAAGTCGGTACGCAGCCCGGGGCAGTAGGGCCGGACGACCCGGACTATCTGGACGACCCGTACCTCAACGATCTGATCTGGCCCGCAGAGTCGATCTATGACGGTACGTGGGCGTCCGGCCCTGCGCCCCCGGAGCTGATCGATTTCGAGATCATGCGCGAGATGCACTGGTCGTGGGAGCAGCTGGAGGCCACCCCGCTCTACGTACGCCAGTTCACGTGGGACCTGATGATGGTCCGCCGCCAGGCCGAGAACGCCGCGAACGAGAAGGCCAAGCGCGGCAACAGCCAGCCGTGACAGGGGGTTCGGGGTGCTGCGTGTCAGCGGAGTCGACGACCTGGTGGCCGCCCTGGAGGGCATGGTCGTGCGCCTGGAGCAGGCCACGCCGCACGCGGTCGAACGCGGCGCGCTGCTCCTGGAGGGTCGCGCCAAGGCCAAGTTGTCCCAGACCTCGCACGCCCGCGGTACCCCGACCCCGTCGAAGCCGGGCGAGCCGCCGTCGCTGATCAACGGCCGCCTGCGGAGCTCCGTCACCCACACTCCGCCCGCGCCCACCGGCAACGGCAGGTGGACGTGCGTGATCGGCCCCACCACCGTCTACTCCCGCATCCAGGAACTCGGCGGCTGGGCCGGGCGCGGCCACCAGTCCCACCTGCCAGCACGCCCCTACCTGAAGCCGGCCGCGCACGAGTTGCTGGGCGACCCGGCGTTCCGGGCTGCGGTGGCGCAGCCGTGGGCGGCCGCGCTGCGCGCCTGAGCCGCCTTCACGAACCCTCCACGCGACGGGCGGGGCGCGGCTACGCTCGGCGCCCATGGCCACCACATCACCACCCAGCCCGCAGCAGCCCCTCGTCGTCAAGGGCTCCCGAGGCGAGGTCGTCTTCGACGGCTGGACCGTCACTGTGCGGCATACCGCGCTCGGCAACCGCAACACCGCCACCGTCACCCTCGACCAGATCACCGGCGTCGACCTCAAGCCCGCGTCGCTCGCCTCCGGGCTGTTCACCGTGCTCGCGGCCGGCACGGTCGCGCCGCAACGCCGCGCTCTGGTGACGCGGGCCCCACTGTCCGTGGCGATCAACCCGGGGCAGACGAAGCGGTTCGAGCAGCTGCGGGACGTGCTGCTCCAGGCTCTCGCCGCGCGTCGCACCCCACCGCCGCCGCCCGGCCCGGGAGCAGGTGGGCCGTCGCTGGTGGGCGAGCTGGAACGCCTCACCGGCCTCGCGCAGGCGGGCGCGATTACGCAGGCCGAGTTCGAGCAGGCGAAGGCCCGCATCCTCGGGGGACGCCCGTAGTCTCCTGAGCTGATCGGCCGCCGCGCCACCACCCTTCGATCGTCCGACAGGGGGTGGCGCGGTGGAGTCGTTCCTGCCCCCGGTCCTCGTCGAGCTCGGGGCCGAGGACACCGGCGCCGTCAAGGCCATCCGCGGTCTCGTCAATGCTCTCAAGACGCTCCCGGAGGTCGCCACCGCGGCGTCGGACGCGCTGAAGGTCGTCCAGGACGCGGCCGTGCAACTCGGCGCGGGCATCACCGAGCCCCTGGACGCGGCCAAGACCAGCATCCGGGGCCTGGCGTCGGCGATGCGCGCGCTCGCGAAAACGGCGCAGACCACGGACGACGAGGGCCAGACAGCGATGCAGCAGATCGCTGCGTCCGCGCGGGAGATGGGCGCCGCCGTCGCCGAAGGCAGCACCGCGGCCCGCGAATCGCTCTCTGGGCTGCGCGGGGACTTCCGCACCACCGCGACCGAGGCCACCGGCGCCGCCGCCCAGACCACCGCCGCCGCACGCGAGTCCGCGACCGCGGCCGAGACCAGCGCGGGCGCCGCGTCGACCTCGGCAGCCGAGGCCTCGGCGGCGATGGGCGAGACCGCCGGTGCGCTGATGAAGTACGTCACCGGTCTCGCGGGCACGGCGTTCGGCCTGTTCGAGGCGGTCAAGGGCGCGACGAAGTTCAACAGCGAGATCACCAAGCTCAACACCCAGGCCGGGGTGTCGAAGAGCCAGCTCGCGGGTCTGGGCAACGGCGTGCTCGACCTGGCGGGGCAGGTCGGCGAGAGTCCGGATTCGCTGGCGGAGGCCCTGTTCCACGTCGAGTCGAACTTCGCGAGCCTGGGGATCACCGCGCCGAAGGCACTCGACATCGTCAAGGTCGCGGCCGAGGGGGCGCAGGTCGGCGGCGCGAACCTGGTCGACGTCACCAACGCCCTCACCGCCGCCGTCGCGAGCGGGATCCCGGGCGTGCAGAACATGCAGCAGGCCATGGGCGCGCTGAACGCGATCGTGGGCGCGGGCGACATGCAGATGCAGGACCTGGCCGACGCCTTCGGCTCGGGCATGGTCGCCACCGTCAAGGGCTTCGGCCTGTCACTGGACGACGTCGGCGCCGCCCTCGCTGTCTTCGGCGACAACAACATCCGAGGGGCGAAGGCCGGAACCGACCTGCGCATGACCGTGCAGGCTCTCGCGCAGCCCGTGTCCACGGCCACGGACGTGATGCACCGGCTCGGCATCACGACCGGAACGTTCGCCCAGGACATGCGCTCCGGAGGCCTGCTCAAGGCCATGGACGACCTGATCACGCGCATGCGCAACGCCGGGATCAACGCCAAGGAGCAGGGCCAGATCATCACCGAGCTTTTCGGCAAGAAGGCCGGCTCCGGCATCAATGTCCTGGCTGACCAGATGGACCGGCTGCGGTCGAAGTACCCGGCGATCACGGACGGGGCGAACAAGTTCGGCGGGGCGTGGCAGACCGCTTCCCACACGGCGGGGCAGGAGTTCAATGACCTGAAGTCGGGTCTGGAGGCGCTGGGGGTCAAGCTCGGTACGGCACTCCTGCCGCCGCTGACGAAGGTCCTGGGGTGGATCCGGCAGGGCGTCACGTGGGTCACGCAGCACAAGGCGGCGGTGCAGGCCCTGGCATCGGTGCTCGGCGGCGTGCTCGTCGCGGCCCTGTGGGGCATCGTGTCCGCGCTGGTGGCGATGGACTCGGTGCCGATCGTGGCCGTGATCGCCGGGATCGCCGCGGCGCTGATCTTCGCCTACGTGCACTTCAAGAGCTTCCGCACCGTCGTGGACGACGTCGCGAAGTTCCTGAAGAGCGTGTTCGTCGGCGCGATCCACATCGCCAAGGACGTCATCAAGGACCTGGTGTCCTGGTGGAACGGGCACAAGCAGATCTTCATCGACGCCTGGAACGACCTGATGAAGGGGGTCCACAAGGCCGCGTTGTGGTTCCAGGTGAACGTGATCAACTGGATCAAGTATTTGATCTTCGAGGTCGAGACATGGTGGAAGGCCCACTCTCAGCAGATCGCCGAGGTCTGGCACGTCGTCTGGGAAACGATCAAGACGGTTCTGAAGGTCGCGTGGGACGGCACGATCAAGCCCACGATCACGCTGATCGTGTTCTTCTGGAAGAACGCCTGGGACACCATCCGCGACGTCTTCAAGCTGGTCTGGAACGTGATCAAGGACGTGCTC